ATATAAGCAATTCTGCATTGTATAAGTCTTGTATACTCTTAAAACTCTGATCTTAGCATACAATTAGTCAATTATCACTTTAAAGCTCTTAAATCGCTTCTAATCACTTAGCTCTTATACTCTGAAAACTCTATTCTAAAAGTAATGAGTCATATAATTGCACAATTTACCTCATTTTTACCTCGATAAGTCCTCAAATTCTGCAAAACTCTATACTTCATGAACATTCTGTCATGCAATCACTTCAAAGCGTTTAAAATGCGTTTATTAAAGTCGTAAATTCGTACAATATAGCTACACATACACCTCTATACAGTATACAATGCTACATTTCTACACTTCTATACTGCTTTTACAGCCTCTACAATGCTACAATGCAGCAATGCAAGTGTCTCATGACACTTCCTCATACTTCGTATGGGTCTACTTTGAGAAATAAAAACCAAAACATGCAGCATCTCAGCAATTATCTCTATATCTATACAACTCTGCAATTCTACAATGCAACACTTCTACTGCACTACAACTCTATAAAGCAACTAGTCTGTGCACTTCTCAGCGGGCTTTGCAATTTTTTACGAAAATTTACAGCACAAATAGCTCTATATACAGCTGTACAGCAACTACTCTACAATGAAATTCTATTTCGTTTTAAAAGATACTTACCTCTACAATGCAACACTGCTACAATGCTACACTATACTACGCTTCTACTGCACTTTTACAGTGCTTTTGCTCTATTTACTGCTCTTATGTGCTGCAATTCTGCATTATGCGGTGCTGAAACTCGGCATTACGTTTACTGCGTAAGTGTGCGAGGGTGTAATTCATCTTACGATGCCCTGCGTAACGCTACGACTACAAGAGGTCGGTGAGGGTTAAGAGAAAAGAATGCTTAAAAGAGATTAAGAGATAAACATATATGCATATAAGAGGTGAAGCTATGAAAGATATAGACAACACAAATGCAACTCCTAAAGCAACTGCAGAGCTTACAGGACTTGCAAAGATGTTCAGCAGAGTTAAAGATGCTATAATGATAGCATTTCAAGGCATGGATGGTATTGAAGGCATGCTGACATTCGCTACAGTTGCACCACTAGCAACTGAAATACTGAAAGACCCAGTTGCAAAGAAGATACTCACTGCAGAAATATTCGATGCAGCAGAGTTAACTAAGTATGAGGAATTTCAGAGCAAGCTCGATATGATAGACATTAAGAGTAGCATCCTCAGAGGTGTAGTAGTGTCGTCATTTCGAGGTAAAGGAAGTATAGAGATGTAGAAATGCATCTCTTCACTGTGTAAAGCTGTTTAAGCGTAAAACGCATCAAAAGCGTAACACGCAACGCAAAGTAGCTAACGTGCAACGACTATACTCAAGTATGCAAGTATAGCGTTTCCAAGCATTATACACAGCACATACAACACACATAATAAAGCATACACTGCAAGCAATGAACCATCAGCCAAGATGCGAAAGAGATGAGCTGTTAGACAGGCAGGCATGGTCAAACCGAAAAAGTCAACACAGCATTTACGTACTACTCAAACCTGAGTCGCTCGCCTAGACACAGGGGGAGAGTAGTATAAAATTTATAGAGTATATAACAACTAAACATATAGGAGTATCGTATGTATAGACTAAGAATAACAAGTATAAGAGCGTACTTGGAAATGTTGCAAGACGAAAACTGGAAGCTAGTTATACTAGGCACAGAAGCTGATCTATCAGCATTGCCAACCATTACAATAATGAATGGAAAATTTCCACTAGCAATAGTAAATAACAGTGCATGTCCAATCATCTATGACTATGCAGAACAATAGCAAATAGGAGGCTAAAATGTACGTAAACTTCATGCCAAACGAAAACAAGGCAGTGATCTTTCTCGCGAATGATACTATTAAGACCATTCATAAAGCAATTTGCAAAGTATCAGGCAGTGGCTTAGTTAGAATTGTCTCAATAGACGACGTTAGCGAAATTTTGTTTCAAGGCATTGTACCAGTAATCTATTACTGGTAGATGCCAAGTCCTAAGCAAGACGTTAAACTGCTTACTTATATTATAATTAACTCTCCAAGCTCTATACAACTAATGCTATTAAAGCAAATAGAGCTTGGATTGTTTCCTCATCTGTTCAGTCAGAGATAATGGAGGCTTATAAACCACTGACTGAAGGAGACAAATATGAATAGAGAGCAAAAATATGAACAGCAGATGAACAACTGTAACGAAGTCGTTGTTTATGCTAACACTCAGATCAAAGCAAGCTCAAGCTGGATCAAAGATGAACTGAAAAATCTCAATAAAGTCAAAAGCCTTATAGGTTCGAATCCTATACATTCCGCTAATGACTTCCTCCTATTAGCTTAACACAACAGAATGTACAACTGTTGATGCTGATAGGAGGCTGTCCTCCTCATGAGTTTGAGGTAGGACAACAACTGAGCATGCCAGCAGCATGTAAAACAATTGGAGGACAGTAATGAAGATTCGTATCACATATGAACAATTACTCACACTAGGAGTAGGCGTTCATAAAGTGCACAAATTAAGAGACGCTGACAGATTAGAAGTGATTAGCGTAACACCAAGTATTATAACATTGAAAGGTACAGCAGATACAGCACTATCTGTAGTAACAAACAATGAAGCAATTATGTATAACCATGGAAAGATTCTATACGTAATACCAGCAGAAAACTCTGCGGTACAACAATGTAGAAACAGATACAATGTATATGCTCACAGAGGTTCATTACCAGCATCTACAACAATTGAGCATACAAAGTATGGTAAGCTAGGTATTGTACCAATAGTATGGCATAAAGGACAAAAAATAGAGTCGTACAAAGCACTAAAATACGACACAGTAACAGCATATAAACGCATAAATCAAGTATTCGACTTTGCAGAGCTACATCAATATACAATAAAAAATGGAGTAGAACATGTCACAACAACATACGTCTACTACGGATCACACGGTAAACAACAATTAGGCAATTACTTGAAAGGCTTGTATAGCATAGAGTAATTGCTATACAGGAGGAGTTATGAAACACAGGAAAGAAAAGTTCATAGCAGCAGTAACAAAGCTAGCATTTCTAATAATAGGCATATCACTGCTAATAGTGATGGCTAAACGTTTAACAGAACTATAGGAGGACAGAATGGCAAAGAAACAACTACAAGCAAAGTTTGAGGGAACAATCTTTAATACACCTGTAACAATACGAGTGTATATAAAAGAGAATACACCTAAATACACAGTGTCAACAAATGACAAGCTACTGTGTCAAAATGTAAACGCAGATACAATGCAAAAAGCATTGCAAGTTCTAACAATTGATGCACGATACAAAGCTATGCCAATGATAGATGCAATAGAATCTGACATAAAAGAAGCACTAGAAGGTCTACAGATCAACACTACTATAGGTAGCGTTTACATCAATGAAGAGTTACGAGAAAAGAGCAAACAGAAACAAATGCAGAACAATGCTAAAAACCCTCTAGAGATGCTAGACGAACTATTAAACAAACTATAGGAGCAACAATGCAATGCTTATCGCAAACAACAGGCTCTGAAGTAGATAGTAAGCTACTAGAAGCAGTGTCAAAGTGTTTAGAAAGCGTACAACGCAAACCTAGCTCAAAGCAAGAGTTAATGTTAACAGATTGGAGCATATACTGGAATGGCATACATATCAAGCACAACAATAACGTCATGCATTATATATTAATAAATGCAGAGATGCAAGCAGTCAGTATTGATGCAAAACATATCCATAGCCCTATAAAATGCTGGGTAAAAAATCATAGCGATGAAGAGTGGAAGATAAGATGGTTAATAGCTGTATCACAATTCAATGACGAACCAGTGTATATAACAACAATATACATATCTAATGAAAAAAGCATATCAATGTTAAAAGCTTTAGAGCGAAGTACAGAGAGCTGGAGATACTGCTCACTGATAGACCCTAAAGATGAACAAGGCAACGACATCACGGATGTCAAAAATAACTTGCAAGTCCTTACAGAAGGTACAGTACTATACACCAAAAATGGTATAAAAGTAGGCAATGCAATCATTATAGGACATGTAAAAAATCTATTCATAGTTTTAACAGACTATGGAAGGATGATACACATGACAGAATACAAAATACATGATCTGTTTACGCCAGAGTCTCTAATAAAAGATAGAGATGAACGACTATTAAAAGAGATGATAAATAAGCTAGAGCCTCATAAACATAGCAAGTATGTAGGTAAAGCAATTTACAGAAAAATAAGGCAAGCATCCCCACATGCTAAACCTACTGAATGGATATGCATGTGTGGATACAAACATATACCTGCAAGCACAAATAACGGATTAGAGATGTTAAACATTTGCCCAAAATGCCATAAGCAAGTAATAGAACTAATCAACTAAAAAAAATAAGGCATAGCAATATGCCTTACACCTTAATAGCAATGTAGAAGCAATGCACTACAGTCATAATAGCGTTAATTCTTTTATATTATCATTTAAACAATACTAATATAACGCTAACGCACAACACATGAGAAGTATCAATGATAGAGTATTATATAAAGCTTAGAAAGAAAGCAATGCATGCAGAGCCTAAAAGGCAAAAGAAGCTAGCAAATAGATTGTACAGAGAGCTAGTAAGAGAGCTGTACAAGCAAGTACAAGGTACAACACTTATTACATTGCAAGCTAAAATGCCTACAGAACTAGGAAGACAAATCATTAGCGAGTTTGCACGGTTTCTTGGACTGTATGAATCCAACATACTATGCAAAGATGAGATGATTAAAAGAGTACCACTAGACTATAAAGAGTCTAGACAAAGCAGCATCTTAAGCTATGATGAATGGCTAGACAAATACTGCAGAGCAATAAATGCAGAGCTAGAAAAGGATGGTATCAACGAAGACTCAGCTTTCGATTATGAGAGAGAATATGAGAAACGCTACGATGCATATCTAAGATCAATCACAGGAGTAGGAAGTGTACAACTACAAAGCATTAGCGAAGCTGCTCAATTATTACCAGACAGCTAAGCGACAGACAAAGATAGACATAGTAGATAACAATAACATATCAACTATGTATTGTCCATTGTGTATAGCAGCAAAGCAGATAAGAATAGATAAAAGCGTATTAGAGTGTGAGCACTGCGTATACAACATAGGTTTTGTTTCAGAAAAGCACGTTATGGGATGCTTAGAAAATAACACTTACAAAGAGCTAGTGTCTGCACTTAAAAGCAGAGCAGATTGTAGTACAGTGATACCAGTAAAAATTCTGCGTAACAGAGGTAAGTTCATACAGAAGAAACTAAGCCAGTTCTACCTAATAGAGTTGTACTGCATAGGACTATTAAGAGGTAAGTGCAATGAATGAGAAGAAACAGTGGTACAGATACGAAAAGACTGTAAAAATGTCAGGATACGTTTCTACACATCGTAGGGTCTACGAAGTATTAAGAGAAACAAAGTGCTCTGTAATAATATTAGTAGATGGTAAAGAGAAGAGATGCTTTAAAGATAAAAGGTTATCATATGCTCACAGTACAGAAAGAGAAGCTCTGTATCAAGCAATGATGAGAACACAGAAGTACATTCGCATACTCTATTCGAGAATTAGACAAAGCGAAGCGTTCTTGCATCATCTAGATATACTATGGAAAGGCAGAGCAGAAAATGAATAAAGAGCTACTAAGAGCTAAAGAGCGTATAGAGACTAAAACATACATAGAAAATAGGCTGCCAATCTATGAAAAGCTATTCAATACAGACAATGCTGGCTATATACACGAAGCTGTAAGCATATCAAAGCAAGATACGCTAGAAGAGAAACTGAAGAAATTGCAGACACTCAAAGCACTGCGTAAACGAGTACATATGCAAAGAGGATGGTCTGAATGGCTAGAACCAGAGTACGATCCTTACGATCATATGTATCCGCACGAATCAGTATTAAACGAGCTAGAACAACAGCTAGTAAAGGAGTGCAACAATGCCACCAAAGCAATATGAAACAAAAAGCGGTGTAATTATGTTAGCATTAGCGATAAGAGGCATAATCATGCTTACGCTAGAAGGTAAGCTGCTAGCAATGTATAGTGAGCAAGACAAAGCATTGAAACAAGGCGGATACAGTAACAATGAGGTACTAGCAGATGTGCCTTATAGTGAATACTCCACGATACGCTTAATAACAGAAAATGCAGCACTATTTGGATATGCATGTGTATATAACAACGGAGTTGAACTCATGTACGGTAACGGAGATAGTCCGCAAAAAGATGCACACAAAGTGTATGTATCTGTAAACGGTGTAGCATACATTAAAGATGACGAGACTAACAAGTATCATGTCATACACGTAAACAAAGCAAGATACAGCAAGTATTTAGAGCACAGAGCAATGAACATAATATACGTATAATAAAGGAGGAGTATGTTCTTTAGCGACAGGAAACCACCAAGCGAATCAGTAGCATACAAAGCTATAAAGAAAGGAGATGTAATTACACTGCAAATGTTAGCACATATAGGCAATGTGATATATGTACAAATAGTAAATGAAGATGTAGAATATGATGATGATGGAGTACAAGATGCATGGTTATTGCCATGCGTACAACGCACACTAGACAACATCAACAAGTCATCATTACAGTTTGAACAGAAAGTACAACTAGCAGTAGAGTATTGCTATGTACTAAGTGCTCTACCTACACCAGAACTATGGGCATGTGCAGCATTAGAGATTGACGAGAACGCTTTTAGCAATTAAGTTACAAGCCTTAAACTAAACAACTAACACTGCAAGAAGCAGTAAACTAAAATAGGAGATCGTATGACACCGTTTGAGACACTGAATGAAGACATGGAAACAGAAATCACTGAAACAAATGAAACAACTGAGACTACTGAAACAACTAAAAAGGTAGCACAGTTAACAGGTGATTTGCCAAAGAAATCGGTAGGAATCGTAAAGAGACTGCCTAAAGACCTAGTAATGCTAGGCATTGCAACAACAGGTGGTAAGAAAGAGGATATTATAGAGTATTTCATAACAGGTGAGCTGCCTGAGCAAAAAAGAATCTCTGCACAAAAAATCGTAGGAGCTATCTATTTCGGAAAGACCTACAAGTACAACAAACCTACAGGTGGGACAGAGATTAAGGTAAATGACAAAGGTGAAGAATACACATCAGTTATCACAGCAGAGGCAACTCTTGTAACAGAACCTAATCCTTCAATCATTGAAGAGATTGCCAAAGTAGTACCTGAATCAGAGTGGGTATTGAAAGCTGCTCCTGCAACTAATACATTGAACAAAGCAAGAGCTGAGTTTGTGCTAAGTGCATACGACAATGGTATGCCTAAAGAGATGATCTGTAATATCTTCAAAGTATCAGTAGAAGAGATTGATGGTATACTTGCCGCACGTAAATAACTCATAATAGCAGAGTATAAAAAGGGAGCAACGACTCCCTTTTTTTTGTCGGAGTAAACATGATACTAGTTAGGAGTGAGGATGATACTGGTTACAGGATACAGCGGTTCAGGAAAGTCGCACTCACTAGGTTCATTACCACCAGCAGAAACACTGCTAGTCAAATCGACTAGTAAGATGGCTATACCAATGAAAGGCTTTAAAAAGCACTATCAGGCATTGTCAGATGACTGGTCAGAAGGTAATGTAATATACATACAAGAACCGTATGCAAAGCAACCAGACGGAGCATTTGTTAGCAAGATAAGTAATATATTCCTACTAGCAAGACAACGTAAGTTTAAGTATGTAGTGTTTGATGATTTTCAGTATATGTTGCTAAACCTAGAGCAACAGTTCAGACAAGCAGCGACAGATAAAGATACACGTGCAATATATGTTCGTGTGAAAGCATTTATAACAGATGCATTCTCACAAGCAAATCTTGCAGAACAATTCGATGTAGAGACGATATTCATATGGCAAAAGCATAGAAGTAAAGAAGAGCTTGTAATTCCTGGAGAGTACTACAATGAAGTAGTTGTACCGCAAGGATACTTCGACATTGTGTTACAAGCAGAAGTTACATTGCAGGACGAGCACTACTTCAAAACTAATGGCTTTGGTATATGCAAGTCACCTAAAGGCATGTTCGAGCCTAAAGAACCTAATGAGCTAGCAACAATACTAGCTAAAATACGTAAATATGAAGAAGAGGAATGACAATGAAAGGTATCGAAGATATTCCAGTTGGCGGAGGGTCAACATTTATTACAGGGTACAATGCAGCAGAGTTTGTAGGACTTAAAGAGGTAAGTTCACAAAAAGGAGAGTTTACTGTAGCAGAGATTAAGGTAGAAGGTTCAAATGCTACATATCCAGAGTCTATATATCTTACCAACGAAAAAGATATTGGTAAGAAAGCAGTGATTGATATGCTATTAGTAGCATGCGGAATGCAACCAACTACACCTGAAGAGCCTATACAGAATGTGATGGCTAGAATCAATGCGTGTAAAGGTGCTAAAGTAGCAGCACTGCTATATCCTCAGTACACAAATCCTAAGAATCCTGATAAGGCATACCATGCAATTCTGCAGAACGGTATTCACAAACGTAAAGATGAAGACATCTTTGCATTGATGCCTATATCACACGTAGGAACTCTAGTTGATATGGCAGATTTAACGTCTACAGCTCCTAAGCCTAAAGCTACTAACACAACTAATGTTGCAAGCACACAAAGTACTGTAGCAAATATGACATCAAACACTGTAGTACCACCACAGAATCTAAAATTCTAACAGAGGAGGCAATGCCTCCTTTTTTCTATGCTAAAGAACAGCAAGGAGTAGTATGGTTTATCTATACACAGAAGACATTGCTGAACTAAGGACAGCAATACTCCCAGAAGAAGTTGCAAAAATTAAACGGTCACATGTATCACGTAAGTTCAACTCTCAGATAGAGATGGACATGTATCTAGCAAAGAATCCAATAGACGTATCTAAAGGTGAATATACAGCAGGATTGAAGCTATGCAAAGCTCGTACAGGGTACTTGTCATGCTTCACATACGATGACGATATTATTACGTATATGGAGCAGCACAGCGGCTCAACGTCTGGTTACAATGGAAATGTGTATAGCAATTGGCTATACATAGACGTAGATATGAAGTTAGAACCTAACAAGATATACTCAGATGAAGAGCTGAAAGAGAAAGCATTACGCTTCTCAACAGCTATACGTCCATTCGTCCAAGCACTAGAAGAAAATAAGATCATGCATCACCAATACGCTTCAGGACGTAAAGGTATGCACTTCTATATTCCTATGGCGTATATAAAAGTTCCAGACGAATTGAAAAACAGAGCAGACAGAGTTAACAAGCTGTTTGCGAACATGGTAAAGAAGTGGTTCCCTAGCATGGCAGAGTTCATAGATATGGCTCCATATGCAATAAACACAACATTTCGTATGCCATTCACTGCTCATAACAAAACAGGAGCATTGAAAACCAAGGTTATATGGAAGGGTACATTAAAGAATCCCGATATGACCAAAGGTGAATACGAATATGTATACGTAGAGCCTGTAATACAGGATGCGTTTCTAGATGAACTGATCTTCCCAGATTTTACAGGTATACAGCATAGGTGGGAACTTGAGTACAATGAAGCAGCGTTGCAACTACCAGAGACAGTAGAGTTTAAGCACGACTTTCCATCGCCATACAATCAAAAAGCATGTATATGGAATATGATGCAAGCAAACATTGGACACGGAGATCATCGTAACAATGCATTGCTACGTATAATGTCATTCTTTGCACATGATATGAAATTAGCCCCTCCACTAGTATGGGGAGTATTAACATCATGGAACAGACATCTATTCAAAGACCCGATGAAGGAATCAGAGATAAAGTCTGTATTTAGATATATAGACACTACAAAGTATAACCTATGTAAAGACGAGTATACTGATAAGTTCTGTGTACACAACAACACATGTCAATTCTGGGCAGGCAAGTCTAGACAGCATTCATTGTATGACATGAAAGACGTTATACGAGGTGTACAAGATGCAGCACTAGACACAACTCCTAAATTTCATCTAGGTAGAATCTTCCCTAAGATGGATGTGTACCTAGAACCAGCTGAAGGTGAGATACTTCTAATCATTGCGGGTGCTAAAGTTGGTAAAACGATGATAGCTCTTACAATGGCACTTAGAGGTGGGATGCCAATCGTAGTGTTCTCGTATGAGATAGGCAGAGGAAACGTTGCTAAAACTCTAGCAAAGATGCTTGGTTTAGACTTGTTAGACCCTATAGATGCTATAGAGTTCTACGAACGTACCAAGCATATATTTATCATTGATACAGGTAGAGTACCAGTACAAGACTGGGAATCTCATGTAAACAGTATAGAATTGAAGCATGGAATAAAGATCAGAGCTGTTATAGGAGACTACTTACAAATCATACCCGTAAGAGATGAAGAAAAGCCAAACAATCCTAAAGCACGTATCGTCAATGAAACAGCACGTATGCAATACTTAGCAGGATACTTGCCTGATCTGGTAAAAACTAACCATTGGGCATTAATAGTGCCTACACAGCCAACTAAAGGTGTTGATGGTGGAGGTAGAGCAGTTATAAATCCAGACGCTGGGAAAGGAGGACAAGCTGTAATGGCTATGGCTAACAAAATCCTTACAGCGTGTAGACCATATAAACCAGTAGACCCGTCAGACACTGGGCAACACGACACTGTCATGTCATTGTGGTTAGCAGCTAATCGTGAAGGAGCATCATTGCCGATGTATCACTACGACTATGACGGTGAAAGAAGGATGATAGGAGAATTAACCTCTAAGGAGGTTGAGATCGTACCAGCTATAGAGTTTTCAAATTAAAGGAGGATATATGCCTCGTATACAAGTTTCATGTGTAACACCACTAGTAACATTCGAGAGAATAAGCGGATTAAAGTCTATAGTAGGAATAGATGACAACTTTGAGTTGATACCTAAGACACCTATGGAGGCTCTATGTTTACGAATGTATGATAGTGGATACTGGTGGAACGATTATAATGAAGTGTTCAAAGAAACAGCTCTAGTTGCATCGTTGTTCATTGCAGACAAGCAATATGCAATGAACAGACAGGATGATACACTAGAGCAAATCCTTAAGGACGTAAACCTGCAAAGGAGAGACAATGTTTAAAAGCATGTATGGAACTCACGAATCACGTGAGGCTATGCAGAATGAAGCATGGGAAGCCGCATCAAATGCATTTACAAAGCAATACTCCAGGCTATTCATAGCAGCAAAAACAAGAGTAAAGTTTATGCAAGTCATGAAGGAAAGACTTAGCGATGTACAGATGGAGTTAACAAAGATAGCAAGTGATGTATCTACATGGATGAAAGAATATGCTAATGAGATGAGTCAGGCAGCTATCAGGGAATCAACATGGACAGATGAACCTGTACAGTCGCTAGGCTTCTATATGCAAGGAGAATGGGAAAGCAATACTGATACAACATTTACAGTAGTATATCCTAAGTTCAATGTATCAGTAGAGTATACATACTTCAGAACATCTGACAAAGTATTTGTGCAAGCACCAGTAGGAAGAGTATCCAATGCATCAGTGTTGATGATAGGAATAGGGAAAAACTGTAAGTGGTATATGAACATGAATAGAACGAAACTCTATGTAGAGTATTCGCATTCAAGGCTGATACAAAGAATACAGTTACCACTGAGTCAATCAGACATTGAAGCATTGAGAAACTCGTATATACACCTAGAAGATGACAAGAAGAAGATAGCAATGTGGGTATTGGAGGGATCATGCGTGTAAACAGCCAGCAGTTTAACTATGTACTTAAGCAGTGCATACGATATGACCGTCCTCTATACATTGCAGGAGCACCAGGCATAGGCAAGTCAGAGAGAATAAGAGACTTTGCAAAAAGAACAGCATCATTGAACAATATGGCATTCATAGAATGGAACAGACTTACACCTAAAGAAAAGCAAGCATTACTTATGATGCCAGACGAACGAATTGCACAGCATTACATACTAGTAGATATACGTTTATCAACTAAAGAGATAGTAGATATTAACGGTATGCCTTCACTAGTAAAAGAATATGTAAGATGGGTTGTACCAGATGTGTTCTATTTACTATCTAAGCCTATATCAGGTATACTCTTCTTCGATGAGTTACCAAACGCTGCTACAGCAATTATGAATGCAGCATATAATATGATACACGACAGATCAGTAGGAGATTTAACCTTCTCATCTGGTATACGTATAATATCTGCAGGTAACAGAGCTGAAGACGGTGCGGCAGTTACAGAACGACCTGCACCACTTAAGAATAGGTTTAAGAATGTAGAACTTATGCCTCCTTCGCCTAAAGAATGGGCACCATGGGCATCACAGAATAATGTACATCATCATGTAATATCGTTCGTGCAGTATAGTCCTAAAGCGTTGTTTACTCCAGTAATGGATGTAGAAGAAGGAATTGATTCATTTCCAACACCTAGGTCAGTAGCAGTTGCAGGACAAGACCTGTTAGCAGAAGAAACGCTAGGTACAATGACACCAGAACAGACAACGCTAACAATAGCACCGAGTGTAGGAGAGAATTGGGCTATAGAGTACCAAGCATACATAAATAATGCAGCATCTGTAAATGTAGAAAAAATACTAGACGATCCTAGGTTATTCAAAGACCTTACAGCAGCTCAGAGGTTCTTTGCAACAGGAGCTATAGCAGAATACTACAAAACAAACAAGCATACTAACAAAGTAATATCATTGATGAGTAGTATAGATGCAGATGAAGCAATAAGCATGTTCTTAATGGTGAACAGAAGCGACGATCAATTCATTAAAGCTGTAAATAAGCATACGTCAGGACAGAAGTTACTACTGCAAGTAGCACCATACATTATGGGAGGATAAATGTATACAGAAAAAGAGCTAAAAGAGCTAGAAGATAAAGTGTTGAAAGCAAAGATAGCTCTAAAGCTGACTCCTAAAGATGCATTCTTCGCTGTAATATTAGCAAAGCATAGAGTAATGAGAGATGATACAATTCACACAATGGCTATAGACAATAAAAAGAATATACTATGGTCTCCTAGCTTTGTAGAACGTATGACTCCTAAAGAGTTAAGAGTGGTACTAAAGCATGAAATTATGCATTACTCATTAAAGCATATATTACTAAAGCATACATCTAATGAGTTGCTAATAGCATGCGATGTTAAAGTGAATGCATTGCTTCTACTAGATGGAGAAGAATTATCGCAAGGTGTAGTAACTCCAAAAATAACGTCACAAGCTAACAAGACGTATAACTTCATATTTACGAATCTAGACGGAGACACAGACTGTATCACAGACTGTCAAACATACACAGCTAAGTCTTTAGAAGAGGAGTTAATACGTAAACGTATAGACACTTCTCAATTCATGCTAGATGACATCTATGGCGACGATGGAAATAGCAATGACACGCTGAATGTAGACATCGACAACACAGAAGCAATGAACATTGCGGCACAGTTTAATACGCAATCAGATAGACAAGCAGTCACAGCTGCAATTAAAGAGTCTATGAGACGTGTATCAACTAACTGGAAAGGCATACTAGCACGATTCTTTACGTCTTTTGGCGAAAGAAAGCAGACATGGAAACGTACAAGCAGAAAGTACGCTAGTATGAGATTGGTGTTACCAGGTTCTACTCCAGCAGAGCAATGTGTAGGAGTATTACATATAGATGTATCATCATCTATGAATGTAAAGATAATCAGAGCTATATTCGCAGAGTGTAGAAGAATGGTGCAGCTCTTCAGAAACATACATCTACACGTATTAGTAGCAAATGATAGGATTGTAGACCAGTATGATATAAAGTCAAACTCAGACCTAGATGAAATGATAAATAAAATCAAGAAAGGTGGTGGCACGTCACATAAAGAAGTGTATGAATACGTTAACAAACATAAACCTCAGTTCCTTATATCTGCTACAGACGGGTATTCAGATATAGATGTAACAAGTAAAGGGTGTTTAGTGCCTACAATATTTCTAGTAAACAAAGACTATGCCAGAATAGTACACAAATATGGCACAGTTGTAAGAATGGAGTTAGCATGACAAGAGACGAACTGTACAAAATACAGTCATTTACTCAAGGAGATATACACGTAATAGACAGTATAAGAGTTAAAGTGATAAAGTATGCTGGATGTTCAAAGTGTGCATTCTACACAAAGAGACATAACATACAATGTCATAAGGTGCAGTGTGATGACACATTTAACAAAGAGCACAACATTATGTTCACAATAGTAGGGAATAGAAATGCAACTAATCAACGACATACAATTACCGATACCGATACTAGAAGCAATGATGGAAACGATCAAAGCATACAGCAAAGGGAAAGCTCAGTACACACCGAGCAGCCTAACGATTGGCTCACGGAGGCTATGGGGAGAGTTAAATCACGCAGACGGTAAAATATATGCAAGTAGAGCATTTGCTGCATTCACAGGAACACTCATGCATATAGCACTAGAGTTACTGCTCAAAGACTACAAGAAGTACAAGACAGAGTTTCATATAGACCTTATGTTTAACGAATATTCGAATACGAAGCTAGATACCGATGTTTGCATAGGAGGCACGATCGACCTTCTACAAATAAAAGGAGTACATGTGTTATATGACTACAAAACAATGTCAACACAGCAAGAAATTACAGATAGACGTAAACATGAATGGACAATAAAAGCTAACATATATAGATGGTTAATAACTAAGTCAGGAGGTAGAGTAGACTACATCTACTATCTGCCAATCTTTAAAGACTGGACTCCGACGAAGAGCATACGATCTAAATATATCAGTGAGATACCAGCACCAATGATACAGTTAGACATATGGAGTGATGAAAGAATTGAACAATGGTTACACGCTAAGATAACAAAGCATGAGTTGTATAAAGATAAGCACATCAATGAAATACCTTATTGCAATGCAGAAGAGCGTGAAGCAGACCCTAACTACTTTAAAATCTATAAGGTCACTAAGGGCGTTGTATCAAATACAGCCATAAAGAACTCAACGTTTTACAGTAAAGAAGCAGCATTCCCATTGTTAGGTGAAAAGCTGCTAGGTGCTAAAACTGGTACATCCTATATAATAAAAGAACTAGAAGGCTATCCACATGCATGTTATTCATTATGCAATCTGTGGAAAGCTGGAATCTGTAAATACAGCCATAAGGAGAAACATTGATTAAGACAATAATATTCATATCACTAGTCATACTAGTAACCAATGCAATGCATATAAACACAGTAAAAGAGAAAATGAAGATAGAGAAGCTAGAAACAGATTCTTTGATGCAAGAGATACAGCATAATCAAGACACTATAATAAACAAGCAACATCAATTAAACAGTATTGATTCACTCATTAACAGCAGAGTATCGGAGATTGAAAGTATTATAAGAGAGGTAGGCAATGAAACACCTTGAACTACTAAGAGACATGCTAAGTCAAGAAGTTCCAAGTTTAGGAGGATTAGAAATACGTTATATAATGTCAGGATTGCTAGTAGGAGTGACAGAGTTTAATACGGAAGTCATATCTGCAACAGTGTATAAACGTAAACCAGTGTACGAACCTAAAGTTGGTAAACTGCTAAGATACGCATTGCAATTACTTATGTATCACGACTTTGATCTAGACAAGACTATACAGTATGTAATAGATAGAGTGAATGAGAAGGATAACAATGAGCTAGACACTGAGTTCACAAGAACTGAAGAAGTGACAGGACTGATAATCTCATGCATAGGTATGTTACAGATGGACTTGTATAAACAGGATAAAGAGCAAGCAGTGTATCTACTTTTTTCTATTCTCAAAGTAATACAAATAGAGAAACTGAACATTGTTGCATGCGAATCTACATACTTAACAACGCTAGAATCGAGCAAATCCAAGAAGAAATGAACAGTTAATCAAAAATAACAGTACACTGTAAAACAGGCTAAAAACAGCATTTAAACGATGAGTTTATTAGCGATTTCTAGCCTGTTTTAAGCGATGAATAGCTTAAATGAATTACAGTGCATTGAATCCAGAATTGACTGAAAAATCAATGCAGAAATGAGGAAATTCATATGAATTGGACTATCCATTTAGAAGTAAGAAAAGATTGCAATCAGAAATGTAAGACCTGCAATAAAGGATTTGGCACAGGATCATTGCAAGAAGGCGTAGTCTCTGCACTACTAGCTAAGACAAAGGTAGACAAGTTAGTACTAGTTGGAGGAGAACCATCTAAAAACACAGATATACTTAGCATCCTCGAAAAAGAAATACTAGAGTCTAACCAACGACCAGAGATAGAAGTGGTAAGTAACTTTGTATGCTACAAAGGAGTATGGTGGAAACGTATGGCAAAGCTTATACAGAATACTGGTTGCAAATTAAGTGTAACACTGAAGATAACAAAAGCAGACAACACTACACATATCAAAGATAGAGTAGTCTTGCTGCTTAAAAAGCTAGGAGTTAACATAGAGACTAATACAGCTTACTGTCGATATATAATAAACGATGGCAGAACAATGAACAACACATACATTGCACCAGTTCAAAGAATAGACGCATTGCATGATGCGATAAAACAGCTGAAAAGAAACATCGCATACGTCACAACAGATGGCTACTATATCGTTGGCTCACAGTGGAGTTTCAAAAGACAAGAATTGATGAAACAATACAGTGTAGAAATGAGTGCAGATCATATGGCACAACAGTTTGAAGTAGCAGGATATAAAGCAATGTTAAAAGCTATAGAGCTTAATGCTCATTCAATAGTAAAGACATCATTGGAGGTGTAATGCTAATTGAAGTAACTAGACGATGCAATCTCAAGTGTGAACATTGCATAAGAGGTAAAGCAGAGAATAGAGATATTACGCAAGATGTGATAAACCGCATAGCTAATGAATGCGATGATGAAATCGTTACATTGACAGGTGGAGAGCCAACACTTAGCAAGAATCTCTGGACAATACTAAGAGGTTCAGGTTTTAAACCTAGCATACTAGCAATAGTAAGCAACTTTCAAGTATGGAAAAAAAAGTGGTGGACAGAGTGTCTAGAGTATTGTAGTTGTCATGGAATAGAATTGCATATAGCGATGTCTGACAATCCTTGGACTCAAGAACAGCAAGAGAAAAGAGATTTGAACTATATGAAACTAAAAGCACTGACAGAGCAATATAGTGTTGAATGTTCAATGAGTAAGCGAAAGATGGATTGGAACTCAAAGATTATAAACGAAGGGTATGCAGAGGATAATTGCATAGGAAGTGTGTCGTTGGAAACTTATGAGGATCTAGATGATGTAAAACATGATATGACTGTTACAGTTGATGGAGATATTATTCCTGTATGCAATTATAGCTATAAACGTGCAAAGCTTCTAAGCTTAGGAAATATAAAGAACATAACAACGTTAGATGCATTAGCTAGGTACAACCAAAAAGAAACGCAAGAAGTATTAGAAATTTTATACTGTGATCTAGACATGCATATCAATTAAATCAAGAAGGAGGATAAGTAGTGAAGATACAAGAAGCAATAGACATGCTAAAACCGTTCCCACGTTTCCTAACAGGAAGCAGAGCATACGGAGTAGTACACAGCAAGTCTGACTTTGACGTATGTGTCTATCTGCCAGAAAAAGAAGATGTAGCAAAACTGTATAACACGTTTGCAATGTTGGAGGTACATGAAGCTCCATACAATACACCAACGCTATCAATTAAGCTAGAAGATGGAGTGCTGAATATAATAGGCGGTACAGATATACAAGGCTTTATGGAGTGGGCGTTCGCAACACATGCAATGAGTAAGCTGAAACTAACAATTAGCGACAAAGAACAAAGATTGCATATGTTTAGCGGACTAAAAGAGGTCGCTATGTTTGCAGATATAGAAGTGTATACAGAAATAATACATGAAGGACTAGCATATAGTAATGCTAATCTATTTAAAAAAATGAAAAGCTTATTAGCATACAAAAGAGACCATTATGACGACATTGAACCACCATTCTAAGGAGAAACGATGCCACAATTAAATAAATACATGGCAGAATACATGATGTATAATCATGTATGGGAATCAAACATCGATATGAGCTGCACATACTATAACAGAGAAAAGACACACGAATCGATAATAGTTAGCATCAAAGAGATTAACAACAATTACTTTGCTGAAATGACTGATAAAGCAGTTGTGCATACAACAAAGTGCTATATCAGCACAGATGTGCATATGCAAATAAGAAAACTAATGAAAGACGAAGTGTTTAATGCACTTTCTAACTACGTACAGTTAACAAGTGTAATTCTACCACATGAACTGTTAAAAACATTGCGTGATGTAGTGATTACACACGACGACAAAAGCGTACTACTAAAAGCTATGATCCTAAACAGATATGATGATCTAGTAGAAGTGTGTATGTATGATGAACAGAAAGTAGTCAGCATACCGATAGAGAATGTGTACATAGGTAAAAGCGAATTAGAAGATAAAGACTGTGCATTGATGCAATTAGACAATAAACTTAGTTGTTTAATTGCAGAAGATGCATTGCTTAGCCAAAATAGCATGCAACTAGGAAGATCGTATAAGTTGTATGACAAATATGCAAAAGAGTTAGACATTGTAGACGCACTAATAGAGCTAAATAGAGCAACAGGAGAAACAAAGACTTTGTTTGTAACAGCAGACAAATCAGCCATAAGACAAGTATTCGTAACAAGGACAACGTTTCTACATCTACAAGATGTATATGAAGACATGAGTAGATGGAATCTGCCAATTGGAGTCGTGCATAACCTCAACAATGAGACAGCTATATTAGGTGGAGCTGTATATATGTTAACAATAGACTTATTCACAGTAATACGCAGCATAAATTCTAATACGCTTGTTCTATCTCCTGTCTATCCAGCTACACAAATAGGACATGAAAGATTACGAAGAGTATTAAGATGGTATAAGCATTGCGAGTATAATAAGTGTGAACAAATTGAAGAGGTGATGAAATGATAGACTTAATGAAGACACAAGTATTACAAGAACCTATTAAGTGCTGGGTGAAAGATTCGGATTATAGGACATGGGTACAGAGATGGCTAGTGGCTGTAAACAACAATGACAAGCATAAGTATATAGTAGTTTCTAGTATTACACACGGTAAAACACCAACTATGCAAGATGCTTTAATGTTAGGAACGTCTAGATGGTGTTTATGTGTACTAAACAATCCATATGTACAAACGCCTACATGGCAAGAATACCAAGCATATGCAATTACGCACTCAGCTCATATACAAGTAAGAGAAGCAGGACATGATAATACATCGTGGATGGATGCATTCGCATATGATTACACAGCTAAAGCAGGATATGAGTTTAGGTCAATACGATGGACACCAAGTAAAGTCTTATATGGAGAAGTATATAAGTTAGTTGTGAATGTCATAAACGGAGAACGTGTAATATGCGTAGAAGTTATACAGGACGTGTCCAACACGGAAAAGACTATCCATACGGATGTGTAGGACACATGGATGAAAAGCTTGCAAAGAAGTATCTCAAAAGAGTGCTTAAGAGACAAGTCAAAGTTAAACGGAATAAACTCATAGCAGAAGCATTGCAAGAGGTAAACAGAGATGGAGAATGTTAAATGAAGATAAACATAACAGTAGATTTGTCGGAATTCTACTCAGAAGATGACTCTAGTACACTGTCAGAGCAAATAAAAAATGCCATAGCATACGAAGTAAAAACACAAGTATTAGCGGTTATAAAAAAAGATCTAGGAGTAGAGTTTACTAAGAACGCCATAGAGAATATACGCCAACAAGTGTCCATGTTTATTGATGATGCGGTAAAACAATTAGCAACTGATATGAAGATTCACAAATATGCATCTTCTACAGAAATGGTCTCTATAGAGGACTATATAAAAGAAGAGTTGCAACGCATATATCTATCAGAAAGCAGAGTTACACAACAATTAACATCTATGGTTAACAAAACAGCTGATACACTGTCAAAAGAGTTAAAAGATAGGTATGACTTGTTATTTGCATCTAAGATAGTAAAGAAACTACACGAGAATAAAATGCTTAAAGAAGATGTAGCACAAATACTGTTAAAAGAACAGTAAAGAGAAAGGAGATATAAGTGGAGCTAAGAGCTAACAATACGAATCTATGTCATGAGTGCAAGTACGATTCAAACGATAGAGATTCTGATGTATGTACACAATGTTGGATTCAGTCTGAAAAAGGAAACAACGTACTTGTATACGTTAAACCAGGAACTGTTGTAAAGTTCACAGTAAGCGATGTCGTACTATACGGAGTATACACAAGGACATCTATAGAGGTGACTATAGCAAGATGGGAACGTACTGGATACAAAACAACAACACTTGAGTATGATGATATGAGTGCAATATCCAACGTTGCAATTCTAGAGGAAATAGAATGAGTAAAGAACTCATAATGTGTGCCGCTATTCATGTGCAAGACGAGTTCTGCAGAACATCGCAACCTATAAATATTAAAGAGGGCATTGTGTTATGCGGATATAGACATGATAGTTGCTTAGTAGCAATGCAAGAATTGTATGACTACAACATTAAGGTATATCCAGTCAGGCAAGGCTTCTTGACAAGCCATAACAGATTCGTTGACAGAAAAGAAGCAGCGACTATTGCATATAATGCACAACAGATAACAGAGCAAGCAACTATATTATGCTCTGAAATGTTATATCCAGAACATATGCTTAAAGACGTACTACAGAAAGGAAATGCATGAAGCTATTAGACAGAATAGAGTTGTATAACTCAGACAGTGAAGCATCTCATGGATATGTAGAGATTTATGACCCATATATACCAGCAAACGATGCAACAGTATTTAACATCAATACAACACTTGCAAAACTTGCAAGTGTATGTAGAGGTAAAACAATAGCAGACCCAGATGCATTTGCAAAGTACCTACGTACAGAGCACAATGGTAAAGCGGGTGTGCCATTCGAGTTTATACCTACGGTTATAAAGAATAAGGATGGAAGTGTATCAACTGCTAACCTGAGAGCAACATTAGAAGGTAAGCATAGACTGCTAATGCCAACAGAGCTGCAAAGAAAGAGATTCTTGCTATTCAAAATAAAGTTCCCATATACTATTGCAGCACATGTGTTGCATCATAGACTCTTCAGTCATTTATTTGCAAGTGAACGTGTACGAAAACTAAGAGAATACTACCTACCTAAAGAGCTACAAGTGGTATGGAGTGTTAACAAGAAAAACTATGAAAGCTGGAATGACTTGTGCTACAATATGTCACAATGCAACTGGGATGAAGATCAGTTGGCGTATAAGATCAGAGCAGAACTCACAAACAAAGGTTCGCATGGTCTAATGTTTACAGAAGCGTACACTGCTGGATGGATAGAGACTCAGAACTGGGGCAACTTCTTCAAAGTACGATATGAGAATCCAGCAATGCCTGAGATACAGGTACTTAGCAGAGCGATGTTACATATTGCAGTTAGAAATAACTTCATAGAAGAGTCAGATTTGCTAGCGTGGGACTGTTACTATGATAAGACTCCTAAAATGCTTGAAAGGTATCAGGACATTAAAGCAGGTAATGAGATGATAGAAATATAATGAGTATAAAGGACATGTATGACACTCAAAGAGTATAAAGAGAAATCGCTTAACAGGCTAAGCAAAGCATTCAGCAATGAAGAACAGATATTAGACTATGCGTCTCATAAACTCATATCAGAGACAGGAGAAGCTATAGGTGCGTTGATGAAAATTAAGTATCACAGCAGGAAAGAGAATCTAATAGAAGAGCTTGGAGATATGTTATATTATATAGTAATTGCAGAGTATGTACTTGCAACACACAACCTAGAAGAAATAGATATAGATTATGCAAACGCATACAACCAGCATGACATGCTAACCAATCTAACATCTATGATAAATAAGCTCTGCCTAAATTACATTACAAAACATAGCATAAGACTAATTGTAGCTGCATACAATGCAGTATTATACTTCTCTGGATTGTCACTAAGCAGCATAATGGAATACAATGACAAGAAGTTGCAAGCAAGGCATGGAGATGTGTTCAATGATAAATGGTACACAGATAGACCACGTAAACAACTCACACAAGAAGCAGCTTACAATCTGCTTACAAAGCTACACGCAAACAAACGTCCAATGTACTTCTTTAGTTCATCATGTAGTAACAAGTCATTAGAACTTGTAAGAGTTGATAGGTTCGGCAAAGATGTATTTATAGACAAGACAGGAGAAAAACATGCTGAATGTTGGGTCTACAATAGAGGTATATAAGCTAGAAAAGTGCGACAACACACTTACAATGATACATGCAGATGCAAAGCCTAAAACAAAGAATAGCTGCTACGTAGTAAAACATGATGAAGAGTGTGAGGTTACACTAGGTGGACGTTTATCAGAGTATCAGCGTACACCACAAGCAGCTCTTAGGATAAAAAAAGAGCAAACATTGTTAGCTTTAAGAAATGCTAAAAAGGCATTAGCTAAGCACAGATATACACTAAAACAAATTAAACAGCTAGAGGAGATTTATGGACACTGACAAGTTTAATAGATTTATACAGAGACAACTACGTAAACAGGTAGATTATGACTCATTCAGAGCCGCTTATATAGATGTGCTTACAGATAGAAAAAGCATGTTAGCATGGTCAGAGCTGCAAAGACAAGCAGAGTCGCTATCGCTAGAGCAAAACATCGCAGTAGACACAATATCAAAGAAAGTGTTTCTGAACAGAGAACAACATTATGCAAGTAAGCAAGATAGGCTAATAAACTTTAAAGATAAGCACAAGTTACACAACAACTCTACGACTCATGAGTACATTACTACACTACTGGGATTTGTAGAGAAACATATAATAGCAATCCTAGATATGTTGCAGACAAATAGTACACAAGTCGGAATCGTAGAGTTTTTGGAGGAACATGCAATAGATGTGTTCAATTACTCACTGCTAGCAAAAGCTCTTATACAAGAGCATGAAGAAAATGTAAGATCAGAGGAGTATATATGATAATCGCTGGGTATATTATGCTTCTCGTATTCGTAATATTTGTAATCTCTGCAATGTACAAAGCAAGCGTATACTACACAGCAGAATATGGCAAGACAATCGAAGCAAACGCTATGGAATGGATAGCAGAAGCAGAGATTGAGGACTTGATGGTTGCAATACTAGTGAACAACAGAAGAGTAAAAGACATAAAGATAGAGGCTTATGAAACTAAGAATAACAAGAGACGGCAAATTGCTGTCTCCAGTGCAAACAGCGAACTATCTCGCAAACAACGTGACAACTCACAATGACAATGTAGAAATACATGAAAGAGACTCTGTTAGAGTCTCAATGTATACAGGAAGATCGTATAAGGATGCTAAGTCTGGTATGATATGGGAAGGAGATGTAGTAAAGTATAAAAACGAAGAGTATATCATCACATATAACAACATCTCTACATCGTGGATGCTGGCTAAAGCAGGGCAGCCTCCATATATACCGCTACAGAATGTAGTGAATCAATTAACAAAAGTACGAGGTAAATAATGGTAGCAGTAATAGCTATTACAGTGTTAACAGTAGCAGTGTGGATATTAGTGGTATTCCTAATAGAAGCAAATAAATACGTTAAGCGTGCCAAGCAGTATGAAGACTCGCAATTACGCAGAATAGATGAGCTAGAAACCACTCTACAAGACGTAAGATCAGACAGAAGCAGAATAAAAAGGATGATACTAAGTCGTGATAACAGAATAGACGAGCTAGAGGAATGTGCTGCTAACAATGAAGAGTTGTTTGAATCTGTAAAAGATATAGCAAGGTCTATAGCAGAAGCTAGGCATACCTCAGAGGCTCAGCATCTAACATTTGACTCAGCAGCAACTACAACCAAAGAAGGCGAATTCAAGTCATTTAATAATACGTTATCAAGGATAATGCTGTATAAACATGTAAACAAAGAAATGAAGAGCAGAGGTATTACATATAGAGACATCCTATTGAAAGGATCGTTAGACTCTATTCTAGCAATAAGACTAAAGATGCAATTCATAGCTGACTATGAATTTGCAGAAGAGATGAGGAATAGATTGTCAATAAATGCAGATGCTTACACAAAACTAGTAGAGGAGTTGTCGTTATATGAATGGGATACATGTAGAACTGACAGTATTAATACTGGTGCTGATACTGATAATAATGGTGATGCTAAGACAGAGACATCAGCAGAATACAATAAAGAATCTGAAGCTAACTGAAAATGTACTTACGGCTGAAATAGAGTTTCATCGCATGACAGCATTGTGTGTAAATTCTATACTTGCAACAGCATTAAATATAGACGTAGATACATATAGAGCTAATGATGTTATAAAAGCTGCACAAGCGGCAGCTAATAGCTTACGAGCAAAAACTCAAGAGTTGGTGCGTGCAACAGATCAACTAACAGAAATAACAAGGGATCTGGTATGCTTGCAGCAATCCTTGGAATAACAGTTGTATACACAGCACAAAGGACACCGTGGCAGGTGTCCTTGTTTATTTTACTCATTGCATCGAGTGCAGGAGTATGGCTTATGTGTATATGCTGGATTATTGGAATAGCTCTAAAGGAGTAGAGTCTTGCTTCCATATAGTTCTATATGAATTATCAGCTTTCTCTACAAGAGCAGCATGATTGTCAGCAACGAATGTCACCTCACTATCAGATAATACTGCTGATAGTGTTGGTGCTTCTTGCTGTGATGATAAGAACTCTATTAAAATCATTTTAGCATTTTCTTTACTCACATTGTATTTTAACGCTAACGCACTGCCACTGCAATGATAACGCTCATAAGTGTCTGCATCTGGTAGCTTTGATTTAGGTACAAACCCTCTAACAACTGTATTACAAGCAAGTGCATTATACATAGGAGATGCAGATGCTAATACGTATACTAGGTTTTCCAGAAAATCATTCTTTAATGCATAGTTGTCTGGGTTAGCATTGAATATGCTTATGCCATTAAATACAACCTTTGGGTTCTTCATGCTCATAGTGTCTCCTACTAGTTAAATAAAGCGTTTACTGCCATGTCATTAGCACTTTGCTGCTGCTCTTGTGGCATCTCTTGAGTCTCGTTAGATGATGTTTGCTTAGTCATCTCTTGTAATTTCTGCATTGTAGCACTCTGCAACTCTCTACTCATAGATAGGAAACTACCTATAATAGCATACACAGGTGCAGCACCGATTTGCTCAGCAGCAGACATAATAACTTCCATAGCTTGATCCTCTGACATATTAGCATTGCCACCAGTTGCTTGTGCAGCCTGATTGTTAGCTGGTTGCTGTGCTTGCTGCTCTTGCTGTGCTTGCATCTGTTGTGCTATATCAGAGATAATAGCTTCTGCCTCTTCAGGGCTTAATCCCATACCTGTGAGTTTGCTCATAATCTCTTCTTTCGGAACTCCTCCCTGTATACCCTCTGCTACCATCTGCACTATTTGCTGCATTTGTTGTTCGTTCATATGAATCTCCTCTAGTTAATAAGTTAGGCAACACACTTAAGTCTTGCTTGTATTTACGATCTTTATCTAGTGTAACACCTCTAGTAAAATTAGGACTTGTATCTCTATTTATGAGAATATGTCCTACTTCATTTAATATACGTAATTGATACATCCCTACTCCTACTTACTTGCCAAATATCTGCCTAGCTAAACTGTCAGAGCTTACAGAACTTATAACAGATGTTGCTGTAGACTCTGCTGTCGGAGTAAACATAGCCTCTTGCAATGATGGTTTAGCTGTAGATGCTAGCAATGATTTATTTTGCTCGTAAGAGCCAGTATATGGAGCATTGTACATCTTCTTGTACAGAGACGCTCTGCCCTCATACGATGAATCAATGCCTTGTTTGTTCATATCTGATATGATGCTTTGTCTAGCGTTGATCTTTGCTAGCCATTCGTCTTTAGTGTATCCCATGCGTCACTCTCCTTTATTTCTTGTCTACCAAGCTTATACGCTATACGCATGCCATGTATAAGCCATTTAATAAAATCAACTTGGAACTCAGTGTCTACTGTGTATGCTTTTACCCATACAGGAAACCTAGCCATTACCTCTCTTGCAATGACAGAGTCTTTCGGCTCTATATCTAATCTGTTAAAGATGAAGCTAGATATAGCATCTGTGAAAACCCTATCATACCTATTAGTCGCCATACTCGTCTCCATTGATACTGTCTTCTAACAGTTTAGATAATGCATCGAGATCATCTGCGAAGTCAACATCATAGCTAATAGAGTAACCATTGCGTATGTCATTTGCTGCTAGCCTAGCATTTGATGCAGCTCCTGACATGTAATTACCATTATACACTGATCTAACCTCTAAGAATCCAGAACCAGCAATATCCTGCATGAAATTACTAATAGCGTCTACTTGCCTATCAGCATTTTTATCTGTTGTCATAGACTTACTTGCATACATAGCATCTAATACTGTACGTAACAAATCATTACCTCCACCAAGCACTGTATCTGCTAAAGGCAACTTAATATTGTATATATCTCGCATTGCTTGCTTCATCTTTCTAGGGTCATAATCTATGCTAGACGCTACAAATTGACTAGCAAACGTAGTCCATCCAGAACCGTAGTTCTTTATACTTGCAAGCATATTTGTGAACGGAGCTAAGTCATTGTGAATATCAGCATATATAGACTCTAATGCATTGCCAGCTAATACACCACCTCCGTATCTAGCAAGCTGAGCAATTGCTCTTTCTCTAGCCTGTTCCTGTAAAGGGAAGTCCATAAATGCTGCAAGTCCTAGAGTTATGCCTTTCCCTATAGTCGCTATGTCTCCTAACGAGTTAGCCGCTTGCAAGAATCCCCAGCCAACAGACTTTCCTTCCTCATCTTCTTCAGAGCTAAAGAGATCATAGAAGTCCATTCCCATAAGCATCATTGCAAATAATGGCATCATTACAGGAGTGGCACGATCTGCATGTTTAAAATCTAGCACAGTACTTATCATTCTACCGACTCCTACAAGTGTATTGTTAAGATCGTACTGTACAGCCTGTCTAAACATATACCATGCAGTAGCGATACCTCCTAGTGCGACCTTCATCATTGTATCGCCTTCACGCAACTGCTTTGATACCCATATAGGCTTCACATCTTGCGAGAAATCACCGAAATACTTATTGTTCTTCTCGTATAGCTGTGGTGTAGCATCTTCATACATAGCAGATACTGTTTTACGAATAGCATTGTCATCCTTCCATCTGTCCATAATAGCTTTACGATCTTTAGGTGAAGTATCTTTATTATCTAGCACTGCTTTATCCATCTGGAACTTCCATGATACGAAGTTAGCGAACTCTATATCTCCCCATGATCTTAATAAACGTTCGCTGCCTACAGCAGTAAGAGATGCAGACAAGAACCCCTTACCGTCGAATGCGGCTCTCATACTGTCTGTCATAAAGTCAACGAATGGCATAAACACACCGTATCGCTTTGACCTATCAACTACTTTATCCATGACGAACTGTATAGTTTTATTCATAGGAGTCGTCTGAGCGGTATCTATGATATGTATATCACTTCTACCAACGTATTGAACCTTAGATATTTCAACACTCTTCTTAACAACATCTCCAAGCATTGTATTACCTATTGCTAGTTTACTAGACTCTAATACATTTAATGACCTGTCGCCAGTAAGTCTATCAAAGGCATCTTTAGATGTGATGTTCTTTGTAAGTGACAGTGCTCCAAGCACTAAGTTCTTAACACCTGATACCATTAACAGTGACGTGCCTACAAGTCCTAAACTCATAAGGGTTAACTGTCTAGTCAACTCAACGTGTCTAGACTTGTTCACAGAGGATGAACTTACGACTAAATCTTTTGACATGTACTGTGCATGCATCTTTAGTTGCTCATCAGTAAACCTATCATGAATAGCCCATTCAACATACGATTGAGTGGTCATATAATCCTGTAATTGCCTAGCAAATAGCCTATCGTTTGCTTGAGTCATCATACCTCTATACGACTCTATATCGTTAGAGAATGCTGTAATAACATCTACTTCTTTACCACTGCGATCACCTCTACGCTCTGATAGCATCTTTGCCCATGTTAGCACACCTTGCGACTTAACTGTGAATAGATTAGCTATTTGGTCATCTTCTAAATACGGAACGTAGTCAGACTTAACATGGAAGCTATGTTCTTCGTCTATCTGTATACCACCTAACGTTCTAGACAGTTTAATAGCTTGCTCTTTATTACCATGCACTGCATAGAATCCAAATAACTTAATAACCTCACGCTCTCTATCTGATAGTCGTTCAAGGAATGAGCCGCTAGTTATTCCATTGTCTATTGCAGACCTTACAGAGTTAACGTATTCAACTCCAGATGCTATAATATGATGAACATATGAACCTCTATACTTCTGCCAGTTAGAGAAGTATTCGCTAGTTTTAGGAGTTGTTGTACCGTAGTTGAACATCTTCCATTGATTGAAGATACCCTCCATTACTGTTTTTACAGATAACACTCTAGCATCTACAGACGTGTCTTTATCTTTCTTTATGTCACCATCCTCAATCATTGCCTTGATAACAGTATCAATTTCTGTACGCTTGTCAGCATCATAATACTTCAACAGCGTAGCAACCGTATCGCTGCTAAGACCATCTTTGCCGTATTGCTTTGTCATGAATATCTTTTCAAAGTCGTAACGTAGCTGAGTTGTTCTACCTTCTACAGAGTTTGTTGATGTATTCGTAAATGCTCTAAGCCTGTCAACTATTGGATTCTGTCTAAATATATACGCCTTATCCACTATAAGTGCGTCGTAGAACTTGTTGAGGTACGGTATCCATTGACCAGAGAACGCTTTAGTGCTGAACATCGCTAGTTTATGACCAAGTGCATAACCTCTCATAATCTGAGCTGTAACGTTGTACATCTGTACATTGTATATAGCTTTGTTATTCTTCTCATGAAGTACAAGCTGCTCCATATAACGTCTAATATTAGCACTTACATCTTCTATCAGATGCTTATTATTTGTGTCAACAACATCGCTTAACCTCTTAAACTTTCCACCAGTAACATTGCTTATAAGATCATTCACGCTACGCATGCCATTTGCAATTCCATTTGCCATAGAAAGCATATCACGCCCATTTGATCTTGCCGCTCCGTATATCCTCATAAAGTCATGAGACAGCATTTCAAGTTGTCTCGATGTAGTTGTAGAGCCTGTCAGTTCGTCTGTTGGACTTGCAGAGGTTCTACGTGTTAGTTTAAGAGCAGTATTCAACCTACTGCAGTGTTTCATATTACTCCTTACATGTTAAATTCTTGTACTGAGTATCAGCTATTTTACGCTGTATCTCAACAGATGCATTCTTCATTAAGTGCTTATGTTGCATACGTTCAGTCTCTATAGACTCTAACCCAAGTATATCAATGCTATTCATATCAAGATACCTAGTAGTCATATCTGTTAACCCATTTGCATATAACTGAGAAGCAACTTGCTGATGATGAGTCATTCTTGTAACTAGTGCTTGGAAAACATCTAGTATTTGACGCTTGTCAGCTTCATTAGAGTCGTTGATACTAGGCTTTGTATACTTGCTAAACAGATTAAGTAGCTTATTTAATTGCAGTGTATGAGTACCTTGTTTAAGAACAATAGCAGCATCAAGCTTTTCTGTGTTTATACGGTCTATAAGCTCTTTAGCCATGTCAGCCTCAAATCCTTTGGTACTTTCATTAAGTATCTGTTCAGCTATGAAGTCTTCAGTGATCTTATTGATTCTCTCATCTGCGACATGCAGACCAAGCTTATTAAGGATACTCTTAACATCTCCTGCTGAGTAATTAGCGTATCTACCGCCAATAGAGTTTGCAGCTCTAGCTATCTCTGCATAGAATGTGTCCTCAGTAATTCCTACACCATAGAAACGAGCAGTGCTTTTATGTAACATACGCAGAAACTTCTGCTTGCTATGACTAGAGAATACAGGTGATAACATACCATCGAAAGTCTCTAACATGCTGTGCCATGATAGTAATGATACGACAGGATTCTTAACTCTAATCTTATCAGGAGTTGCAGACTCTGGATCAATATCACTACCTTTAATGCTTCTTACAGACATGAAAGGATCTATCTCGTCACTTGGCATATTGCTACGTATAAACGCTTTAAGATCATCTCCAGCATAGCTAATGACTTTAGATATGTGGTTGTTAAGATTGTCCTGTGATGCATTATATGCTTTAGCTATTTTATATGCATTTATACGTACAATCATAGGCATTGTTGTCTCTGAGTGCAATTCAAGTTGATAAGCTTTCTGTGCGGCTCTGATACCAGCAACGACCTCATCATCAGTAGCTGTTGCATTTCCTATAAGCTTCTTCAGGCTATTAAACTCATTGTCAGATATGCCAGCAACTCCATTACGTATATCATACATTGTACTCTTCACAGCAGCATCGTATGCGTACTTACCTATACTACCAGAGTAAAACTCTTGTATCTTGTCGTTGAGACCAGCATCGAATGAAACTCTATACGGTATACCGTTGAAGTTTCCACCGTGCTTAACTGCTAGAGCAGAAGGCATTTCTAATGCAGTAGACATAAGAGCTGCAAAGTCTTTATACTTAGAAGGGTCTGATATTATCTGTGCTACATAACTAAGCGTGTTATTCTTCATGTTGTTAACACCAATAGCGTTTGCAGTCTCTATGATCTGTTGCTCTGTTGAGTATCTCAATAGATTGTCTGCAGGACTTTCAGTTCCATTGTCTACTCTTTCGATATATCCTTTTAAGTATGCATCAAGTGCTTCAAATCTACTGTTTCTTGTAGACGCATACATCTCATCATTGTATGCTATTTGTCGCTTAACGATAGCACCTGACGACAACGCTTGTCCTTCTTCGTTATCAAACATCACTATGTGCGTAACAGTTGCTCCCTCTGCGTCTAACCCACTAAACGCTGTGTAAGTTCTACCATTCTTATCTACATACTCTTTGCCAGCAGGCAGAGCTATTACATCACTCACTGTATAATGCAGTGTAAGCTTATCTACATCGTTTACAGGGTTTGAGGAGCCTGAGAACACAACCACTCTTCTGTTAGAACCATGATGACCAAACGAATAGTTACTAATATTAGTTATTAGAGGTTTGTTCTCTATTATTAGAGGATCTATATGCAATGCCTTCTTTACAGAGTCAAAGAAGTTGTTTCTGGTATTAGCAGACTTGTTGCTATCGCCAGCATTGAATACTGCAAGTCTCTTAACGCCCCATCTGTAAAAAGACATAAAGTCATTAGGAGCTACTGCGGTTCCAGGACTACGTAAGAAGTTGTTAAACATACTACCCTTAGTCATAAACGTAGCGTTTGCTTGCAATGTGGCAACTGCATCATAGTAAGCGTCTTGTAGTTGCTTAATAATCACTTCATTTCCTACAGACTGAGAACCTATTAACTTACTATCAATCATTCCTTCTCTTACGTTGCTAGTGCTAAGTCCTATGATCTGTATAGCATCACCATCGTAATCGCCTCCATGTACTTTTCTGTAATGAAAGTCACTTATCTCTGTATCATAGCCAGCATTGTGAACTCCTACTATCAATGCTGAGAAGTTCTGTCCAGCTCTCTCACTTGGATATCTAACCATGTTAACCATGTATACTGTTTCTCCACCTACAGTGTATGACTGTATAAATGCGTCCTTGCCTGTACTAAGTACCTTAAGTGCTGATAGTACATCATTGTTAAGTTTTGATTGTTCAAATTGTTGAGAATCAAATGTTTCCGATAGCGATTTAGCGAGCGTTTTAGCTTGTATTCGTTGTTCGTTGGGCAATTCAGCATTGTTGTAAACTTTCGCAAGCATTGTGGCTAGAATGTAAGTAGGAATTGAAGTTTTAGGTAAAATACTTTTATTCAATTCATGATCTTTACTCAATACTTGCACATCAGGATTTCCTTTAAATTCTGAAACTTTAGACATTGCAGAGAGGTTGTTTTGAGCGATATTTATATTAGATGCAACTTTTCTATGCCACTTATAAACATCGAGCAAATCCGAGCCTTCTGGCACTGAAATCGACTCATTTTTTGATTTATATCTTGCAATGTAAGCACCACTAAAAATAGTAGATGCTAATGAACCGCTATTTGCTATAGCTGTACCTATGTTAGACATCTCTTTAGAGAATGTATTGGTAGGAGAGTGCAGTGTCATAGACGCTAGAAGCATAGCTTTATCAGAGTTCCAGACATTGAATCCAGATAACTCATATATATAATCATTGCCATCTACTGACTGTATGCTGCTTAATAGCTCTGGATATACAGTCTTCCATACAGACATATCTATAAAAACGCTCTTAGAAGCGTCTATATTAGTACCGTATAAGATGCCGCTTTTAGCAAGACGTTCTGACGTTATAGCATTGATCTTCATTCCTCCAAACTCTGAATTGCTTACTAGCTTACCTATTGTCATGTCTGTTGCTATCGAAAGCTTGCCTAGAATACTCTTTGGAATAGCCATTGCTCCATCACCACCTGTAGCAGTTATATAAATCTTTGTATCACGAGCTATATCTAGGAACATATTCTCTACATCTTTAGAGATGTAGTCACCATCACTCTTTAACCATCTTGAGTTGGTAAGATATGAGCTACGCTTTTGTAGTTTAGTCTCATGCAATGCAGCTTTGCCATAACCAAGGAAAGTAAGCAGTACCTTAGCTCTGTCATCGTCGCTACGCAGCCCTGATAACATACTTATATACTTCTCAAGATTAGCTATAGACTTAACAGCTTCGTTGGTGTAAACATCTTTAGCGTCTTTAAGGTTGCTATATACGTTAACAGCTTCGTAACTTTGCACATACGCATCTAACTGAGCTTTGTCAGTTTCTGTTAGCTGATCTACTTTTAGAATAGAAAAAAGAGATTGAGCTTTTGAGTTGATCCGTTCCTTTAACGCCATAAGTGTCTCAGTCTCTTTGGGGTCTGTTATTCTCTGCACTTCATCTAATAAACTCTTAACCTCTTCTGGAATAGTTTCAGCATATTTGAGATATATCTCTGTAACACTATCAGCATATGACTCAATAGGACTCTTACCAGTTGCACTGTTCTTCTTAAACAACTCCACAGTTTCGTTGTTTTTAGACGCTACCTTAACTTTAGTCAGCCCAAGCTCTTTAAGCATTGCTAGTCTATCAGTGGCATAAGCAGATAACTCTTTAATCATTGCAGCATAATCTAACCCGTCTTTTGATAGAGCTGTAGATAGTTTAGAAAGAAGTTTAGAATCTTCTGGGTCTAACGACATATTCACCATTCTATCAGACAACTGTTTAGCTGCTTTTCTTATAACTCTTGCAGGTATTGAACCGTCTGGTCTAGTTTCATCTATGTATACAAATATAGGGTCAGTAGTATTTCCTTTGGCTCCTACATTGTGAATACCTATCTTTGCAAGCTCTGTTGTAAGAGTATTAAACTCTGTAGCTGTTGTAGCTGATGAGATTCTTTGTTTCAGTTCATCGTCTATACCAATGTTGATTGTACGCATGCCTTCATAGTTGTCAAATGATGTATCTTGATTCTCATACGATATGCTTAGATTCTTGAGCTTACCGTCTTGCATTCTATCTAGTGTAAGAGACGCAACGTTCTGAAATGATGCTTGTTTTATAAGCTGCTTAGATAATACAGTTATATCATTATCAGACATTCCATACTTAACATCACTAGTTATGCTTATATTTTTAGGCAGTAGACTAGTTATCAATGCTTTCACACGAGATTCAACGTCTACTCCATTCTGGTATACTAGTCTAACAGCATCTTTAATACTTATATCACTATTCGTACTCTTCTCTAGCCTACGTATAACATCGTCTACTGTGTAACTAGAGCCATTAAGTTCAAACATGGACTTCTCTGATACCATACGGTTATCAACATTTGAAACGTCTTCACGTATAGGAGCAAATCCCTCAAGAATCTTAGCTCTTAACGCTGGAGTATCAGTAGGATCTATCTGCGTATACTTCTTAACATTTATAGCAAAACCATTGCCCTGCAAAGATAGTTCGACGTTTCCAGCCTTAATAGATTCATCTTGTTTGTCTACTGTTCCTAGCTTGAACATTTCTGCAATACCTCGCTTCGCTTCTACGTATGCAGACGCAAACTTAGCTTCATCATCTGTAAGAGCATCACCATTAAGTACTTTATATACTATGTCGTTAAACATCAAAGGAGCGTTGCTAACTTCAACACCGTCTATACTAGTCTGCTTACCGTCGTATGTAAATTCACGTAAGAATCCTACTGAGTCTGATGAATTCATAGCAAAATCTGCTAACCAATTAGTACGCAAAGCACCAAACTTGCCACTAAATTCAGAATGTACTGCACTACTAATATATCCTCTAACAGTATTTAGTATAAGAGCATTAACACTATTAGATGCTATATTGTAACTTCCTGCCAATCCTATAAGGTCAACAATTACATTGCTATATCCAGCTGTACTTATATACTTTGCAACGTCTGCATACGAGGCTAACGCATTGCCCATTGTATTACTATCCATAATACCTTCTATTGCTGTACGTACCATATTATTCTGCAGTGCATTATCAACTCGCTTCAACACATCTACATCAGGAATTCCAGCATTTTGTGTGATGTGTATTAGCTTGATAGCTGTAGCAGCTAATTCAGACGATTCACTTGTAGACGGTTTATTTCCCTTTTCTATCTGCACTGTCAGATTCTCTATACGCTTTACATACGTATCAACTGCAGCATTAACAAGCTCACGTATACGTGATGGATTGCTAACAATTGCTGTACGTATTTCGCCTACACTATGCGTATCAGCACTTAACTTATCAGATAAGTCTTTCACTATATCTAAATCTATACGCATCATACGAGGTATTACGCTTGTGTTTTGTAACGCTGTATTAACAGCATCGTTGACTTCTTTGTTCTTTAACAGAGTAATCATCTCTACAGCATTTGATATAGACTCTTTAGACACAACATCTCCTATAGATGCTGTCTTTTTAATATCATCAGAATTTAACAATTCTCTTAGCTTTATATGCTCAGCAACGAATGCGTCTCTTGGTATTGACTGAGCTGTACGCTTTATATCCAAGAATGCTATACCTGAAATATCACTAAGAGATACAGGTCTTGCTTGTTCAGATGAATCAGCCTTAATAGCTTTGTTGATAAGGTTCTTTTCTATTCCACGTATAACAGCAGAGTAAAACGCCTGAGTCTCATCAGTATTATCTACTACGAAACCACGTAACAATGTTGATAATGACATAGACAGTCTATCACTATCAGACTCTGTAAGAGCAAAACGTGTTTTACCTTCTAGTTTATTAACTGCTATATCCTCTGTAAGTTTATCAGCAACACGACTTCCAAACGCTATAGGATCCTCATTGTTAAACTCTATCTTTGCAACGTCAGTATGAGTAGTATCAACTATAGAATCTATCAATGCAGCACTATCTATATTAACTTTACTTATAGACTCAAACACATTGTTAAACTGTTCAGTTCGTTTTAATTCATACCCAGATAGAGCAACCTTACTCTTAGTCTTAGCATACTCAGCAAAAGCAGCAGCCATTACTAATTTATGAGTATCTAACTTGTCTGATATAAACTCGCTTAGTGATGAATTAGGAGATACACTCCTGATGTACGTATCTAATCTCTTCATGTCATTTCCTATAAAGAGATTATATAGGTGAGTATACATTTTAGCAGTGTCTGAGTACACCCAGTTATTTTCCTTAGCCTCTTTAGCTATCCAATCTGTAGTGCCGGCTTCACCTACTATTCCTGAGCGTCTATCGATGTTGAGATTGAATGCAAGTCCAGCTGCTTTAGCAGAAGCTTTTCCACTAAGTCTATGCAGAATGTTAATTCCAACACCTTCTAAGTTGCTTCTCCAGTCACCTTCTTTCCATTTAAACATAGCTATAGTACTTGGAGAAAATAATCCTCCATTCGTAATAGACTCTAACATGTTAACGGATGCAACATCTAATGCATAATCAACAGCAGTATCTGTTAATGCTCCTAAGCTATGCCAACTTAATGCACTAGCCTGATTGCCAGCATATGATGATACGAAGAACTTAGACATAATGCCAGAAACGTTTTCTGTAGTAGCAACTTTAGATGCAACGTTGTCTATATTCGCTTTTAAGTATGATATAGCTTGCCTATCAGTAGCTGTTTTAGCCCATTCATCAGCTTTAACAACGAGCTTTTCTAATACGCTTTTAGCAGCAGTCTTCTCACCTTGTTGTATAGCCATGTCAAACTCATCTGTAAATCTTTTAATGAATGGTGCTGCTTTCTTAGTAATAGCAGGCATTATCCACTTATTAGATATTGCGGTTCCAGCAGCGTATGCAACTCCAGCTTGTATAGCGTCAGCCCATGTTTCACTACTAAACAACCCAAGTTGCTTTGTAAGACCTTCATCATCATTAACAGCTTGCAGAGCAGCAAGCGTTCCTCCGTATATAGCTTGTCTAGTATACTCATTCTTTGCTATACTTCCTACAGAGCTGATAACATTTTGCAATTTACTGTACGACGCTTGTTCTACAGGAATGGCTCTGTTGTATTTAGAAGGAAACAGGTTTTTAATAGCTGGATTCTTAAGTGTTTTATTAACTAATGCTCCACCTGCTATACGTTCAGCAGTTCCCATTGCGACACCTAATGCTATTGACGCAGTAGTCTCAAACATGCTTCCAAATGAACTTTCCTTAATTACACCTTGCATAAGTGCTTCATTGTATATAGCTGCGTCTCTTTGCAGAGGGTCAGCTCCTAACGCTGCGAAAGCATTACCAGTCATAGTGAAATCAGTAGCACGACTAAATACCCTACTAATTATACTATCTGATACAGCAAATGGATGATCTACAGTTGTGCTAACTCCGAACGTTCCATAACTCAAGTCTTCATTGATAGACCCTACAGCTTGTAACGCCATTACATAGTTATCCTTCTTATCAGGAGAATAGTCACTTAACTCTGCTATATTCTTCTGTACAATGCTTAATCGCTCACGTTTAACCTTCTTAGATGCTTTCTTTGCATCACTTAGGAAGGCTTCATATTTAGAAGCTACCATAAATGCAACTTTGTCGCTATTACTATCTATATGCTTAGATAATGCACCTTCCAGCTCGCCATCTATTACATCGAACTGATTAACTAGGTGAGTTAACCGCACATCGTTGTAATCGTTGCTTTGATACAAAGACATGCTTTTACGCATGTCTTCAAGATCAGTATTGTAGAGCTTCATGATATTATCTTTATGCTCTAATATAAACTCACTAGGATTCATCAAATCTCCTATTATGTATTTTAAGGTGTAAGCTCTTCAATATCTTCAGGACTTAACACTCCAGACTCGAATGCCTTTAGCAATGTAGGGCGGAAAACAGCTTGTACTTTATTATAGCTGTCTAAAGCTTCCTTATACGCTACTTGATACTCTTTAATCTCTGCTTTACTTATAATGTTATTCTTAGCCATTTGATACGCATTCTTCAATGCTTGCAAAGATACATTTGCTTGTGCACTGTATATAGATAACAATCCTTTAGCTCTTTTAATAGGATCGTCACTTGTACGATCTTTAATTATCTGAGCTATAGAGCTGTTTGTTTGATGCATAATAGTTTGCAATGAGTTAGCAACATTAGCAACATGTTGCGAATCAACACCCATAGCCTCTAAATCCCCTAACTCTTTACGTAAGAACAGTTGAGCGTTTCTATCTTTAGAAGAGAATGCAGACATTATAGCTGATGCTTTTTGTAAAGCTTGCTCATTCAGTAGCATGCCAGTCTTATACATTTCAGCACCAGCATTACCATCTTTTCTGAGCATCAGTATAGAACCTACTAACGCAGATGATGCTCCTACAGATGCTGTTTGTTTCCAACTATTATACAGTGTGTCAACTCTTGCTTTGTCTACATCAGGAGTCTTGAGAGTCTCAAGTAATGCAGACTTTATCTCGTCAGATTTAGATAATATCTGCTCAACAACACTCATAACATCATTGTTTTTCTGCTCTTTCTTTTCTGGAGCGTCATCTCCTCCAGCGTCTTCAAACGCTGCTAGTCCAGAACCTTCTTTAGCCATCTTATCCTCTTTAGTTGTTATTATAGTCTTAGCTGTGTCAATGTCTAGTTCTGTATACGACTTCGATTGCTGTAGTGGTTTGTCATTGACAGGCAACTCTCCAAATGTAGCTATGCTGTCATATATAGATATAAGGCTCTTTCCAGAGCCATAATATCCGTAAGCGGTTAACGGTACACCTATTGCAGTCCCTATACCAGGAGCACCGAATGCTAATGCCGTACCTCCAATAGCAGAAGGGATTTCCACTGCTAGATTAGCAGCAGCTCCAGCGATATTCATAACAGACTTAGCCTTGCTTCTCTTCTCTGTTTCTGTGTCGCCAGATACTAGATGCTTAGCAATGAATCTCTCCATATCTCTATTAAACGCACTTATTGCTCCAGATGCGAATACTCCAGCTATTGTGCTGAGTATCTTTGCTTTCATTACTTACCTCCAACATCGTAAGGATTATATGTAGGATACTGTTGAAATGCTAGTCCCCAAGGGTAGTTGTATGGTCTTGGGTACGGTTGCCTGCTTAGCTTATTGCTAATATCACTCTTGTACGATTCGTTTCCTACTGTGAATATTCTAGACGACTGTCCGAGCTTAGGTAGATTAAACGTAAGTGTCTTGCCGTTTATTTCAAAGTCATATGTACCGAATTCAGTGTATGGATGATCTTGCCTTATCTTATTAGATGCATCAATGTTAGCAGCATAAGCACCTAAAGCAACAGTCTCCATCTCTTTACCTGTGATATACTTATTGTATTTGAACTGGTCGCTAGCTAATCCTAGTTCCCTGTTCTTTATGCCTATCATGCTCTTATTATAGTCTTGCTCTGCTTTAAGCTTCTCAACGTTTATATACTGGTTAAAGCGTGCATTCTCCTGATTAAGTGCATAATCCATTGATCGCATTAAAAACTCTTTATCCATCTGAGTTTTATTCAGCTCCTCTACAGACTTGTTATGCCTTGCTGTTTCTTCTAGTTGCGTCTTTTGCAATGCTCTATCTTCAACTCTCTGCTCTTTGTCATACTTAAGCTTTGTAGCGTCTTGCAGGTTCTGCATAAACAGCATAAAGTAATTAGGTTGTTGTACTTGCTCCATTGTGTACTCCTATATTAGTAGTAGTGGTAATGTAGATGCTGCACCTCCTAACATATCGAGACCAGTCTCCCACCACTCTTTTTCGTGTTGTTTTTGAGCCTTCAACTGTGCTATGCTAGATGACACAGCGGATTGTTCAGAACTGTTGCTTCTCATTAAATTAGAAGTGTTATTAACATTCTGACTGTACACGGATGTTAAGCCCTGAGCCTTATTAGGATCTTTGATTGTCATATATGACAATAAGAAGTTGTTTGCAGCATTGCTTCCTGTGCTTATTATCTGTTTACGCTCTTTAGCTAGCTCAGCTGCTCTAGCTCTAAGCTCTTTTATTGCAGCATCTATACTTTTATTATTAGCTGCTACAGCATTGTTGCCTGTTATAGATGATGCAAGTCCTAATAATCCTCCAGCACCAATAGCAGTATATTGATTTGATGTAAACTCCATTACACCTCCTATATTTTAAATAGCTTACTTGAGCTTGTATACCTGCTAGGCATAGGTAAATCAGCTCTTTTGTCTTTAACTAGCGATAACAACATTTGAGCTGTACGCAAATATGCATTAGCTGATTGTAAGTCGTCATTCATTGCAGATGCAAATACAGACCCTAACACATCGCTTATCATATTATCACTATACTCATACACTGTTGCATATGCAGTCCAGTTAAGTCCTATAAATACATTGCCTAGAATCTTAGGCGTATAATTGCATGGTTCTCCAGTATTCCAGTTAATATCAACTATTTCGCCCATATGCATTGCAACAGGTAGATTTTCTAATACAACATCACTAATCAGCCTATCAGCATCTAAGGTCTTTACACCATGAGTAATGCCTATGATTGAGAAGCTAGCAATTCCTGTTGTACTATATACTAAAAAATCTCCAGCTCTGGAGAACGAATCCTGCAACTCTATGTCGCTTGTATATTTGTTTATATGTTTCATAGTTTAAATACCTTACTACTTACAGTCTTAGTATTCTTTGTTCGTTGTTGCACAGATACTTTCTGAGGTATATTACGTTTAGCAATACTTAACTTGTTCATAAGATCATATACATTGTTAAATGATGACATGTGCAACGATGCCATAAGAGCTGTAAGAGGAGAGTATACATCTCTGTCTATATTGCTATGCTCATACTTAACGCTATCATACTCAACAGTTACAGTCTCATTACTGTTAATTGTGCAAATCTGATTACCTAGAATGCAATAACTTTCAAGTAAATTATTTGCAGAAATTATGCTGTTTCCAGCTACAGAAATCTCGTTAAATTCAGTAAATGAGTATTTCTTCAACTCAGAGTTTAATCGAATTACAGCTCCATGCAATGGCAAAATAGTTAATTGATTTTCAAGCAAATTGAAGCTACTCCTTATATGTGTAGCATTGCATAAATATCTATGATCCATTAGTTGCATGAACCATAGAATATCATCATTCAGTTCAGGATATACGTCGCTTATATACTTGTCTATCATACTCTACACCATCTCATTAACTGCATTAGTATTATTACTGTTATATATATTTATCATCTCACTATGTAAAGACTCATACTGTGATGCAAGTCCTATTGAGCCATCATTCATATATATAAGCTCCTTGCATTTAAGCATAGTAAGAGATGCCAACAAATCATCAGCTACTAGATTCTCCTCACCATACAACTCTATCATTGTAGCAATGCTATAGAATCTCGCTTCTCTATTTGCTTCATTTATAGGTGTTACGAAGTATGGATACTGATTACCTACAACTACAAACGAAGCGTTATTTACTGATGCAATGTACTCATCTTCTGATACGCACAATGTAGACTGTAAATACTCTTCTCTATCAAGACTATATCGTTCAATTATATCATTGATATACCCTATCGTTGGGACTCCGTCTATGTATACTTCAGCGTCTACAGAGCCAACTCTATTAGTTATACTCTCTATGTTCTTAAGAGCAACTTCAGAACCATCAACTCTGTACAGCGTATGTTGCATTTTGCGTAGCTTAAATCTATTGCCGTTAACTATCGTAACTGGTAAAACGACACGAGGCAACCGTATCATTTCAACAGTCGCCTCGTACCCAGATTGAAGTGTAGCTACATCAAATATGCTTGTAAGCTTACTTAACTTCACATGCTACTCCATATTTATAACTGCCTCTATTGCCGTACCTTTAGGAGCTGCAACAGATAATTTAGTTATGTCACCTTTGTTTAGTACGATAAAGTTCTTGTTAGAATCTACAATGCTAACAGTCTTTTCACTCTTAGCTGGTACTCCTATACGTGATACGCATACTGAACCAGAGTTTGACTCAGCTATTAGCTTAACAAGAATCTCTTTATCTGTTGTGTTCTTAGCGTCTAGTATAATAGACACAACCTCAATGTTTACATTGCTATTAGATGTACTAATCAGCCCCTCTGGGCTATCTGAATTTACAACTAACTTAGCTATCTTTGATTTCATGTAGTCGCTCTCTTTCTTAGTCCTTCATATCCGAGCAGTGCAAGCTTAGCTTTCAACTCAGCTTCACTCATATCTTCTATGCTGGTTGTTGGGTTACCCATATACATAGCAATAGCTTTTGCTATGCTTTCATTTTTACTTGCTCTCTTAGCCAGTTCCACTATCAGTGCTGTGTCTGACAGATTCTTAGTATTCATCTTCTCATAGTCGCTATGAGATATTCTAGTCACATCAAATCCTCTGTTAAGCAACTCTAACCTAAGAGCTTCTTCAGCTCCTCTGTCTATAGTGAATGCTTCTATCTCGTCCTCATCAAGCTTAACATCAGCTAGAGGGACTTTGATCTCTTCAAGCAATCTAGTATTAACCTCTTCAAGTGTTGGAGGTACAAGCATTATATCTCTTTGCCTACTGATAAAGTTAAGTTCATCCATACTGATAGGAATGTAGTGCCTTACACCTCCTTTACCTATCCTTACTTTCTTGCCGTTAGGAAACTCTATATCTTTATACAGGATATTATTGCTTGCTAATACTACTTTCTTTAGTGTCATACTTACCTCTGTGATAAATAGAAAAGTGGAGACAAGCTCCACTTTAAGTTATTGAACATCTACGAGTGTAACCATATGAGACATGCAATCTCTTACCTCAGTAGTCTCTTCAGAATACATGATCTCAGCGACATAGTCTGCGTTGTTACCTTGTATATTACCCTTAAGCTCTGGTGCTCTAGTAACAACAGTTGATACGTTTCCTGGGTTAATTGCAACTAGCATTGTTTTAGGATTGTAATCAGTGCCTAAAAATGCTGGTAGCATCATATCTGGCACATAATCCAACGATGCATCTACTTTGAATCTAAGCGTACCATAAGTAGTAGCGATGTCAGTAAATGACCTCTTAAGGTTCATTGTTTGACCTGCTGGCAATGGTTGTCCGCCAGTTGTGTAACCAGCAACATTGTTAGCAGTTTGTAGACCTAATTTCAACATATCATCCAACAGGTCAGCAAAATATCTAGAACACATTACCTCTATAACACCTGTATCCTGTGCAGTAGGATTGAACGCAAATACACTTCTAGCATAGTTCTTAACGAATGCTCTTCCAGCTTCTAACTTATCAGCAGCAGAGTATCTGTTTAACTTCATCTTGCTGTAACGAATAGGAAACATCTGATAGTTGAAGAATCCTGCTGAGGTTTGTTCAATCTTACCTTGTGCATTGACCTTACGTGAAGCACCTTTACCCCATAGCTGTAAGTTTCTTCTTTTCTTTTTAAAGTCTAACAATGCTTTTTCTCTAAGCTTAGCTGGCTGATTCACTCTTAATGATCCTACAGTCTTAAGCAATGTACCAGTTTGAACAACAGGATCAGAGGTTACGATCTGAGAGAAGTTCTGAGAGTATGATACTTCATACATGAATCCGTTAACACCTTCCATTGCAAAGTCAGAACCCTGAGCGATAGCAGTCGGAACAGATGTGTGCATACCAAGTAAGAATCTATCACTTAGTCTAGTAAATGTCCCAGCAAATGACGAGTCAGCATCTTTAGCTATTTCCTCTAGTAGGAATGTGTTTGAAGCAGCAGTACCAGATAGAGGCTCCTCAATGTTTGAGTAATCAAAGTCTAGTAACAGTACGAACTGCTTATAGTCTGATCTGTAGAAGAATCCTGCAATTCTAACAACTACTTCATTTAACTGATACACAGTGCTATCAATCTTAACAGCTAGGTCTTCAAACAGTGCATGTACTGTTCTGATCTCTCCATCTGCACCAGCAATGTGTGAATATCCAAACCAAGGAGTATTAGAGGTTGCCTCTGTGATAGCGTTTGTTACACCAAGCTCCTTATATTTCTCAGCTTTAAATACACCGATAAGTTTAGAGATTGTTCTAATAGCATCAGACCCACCATTAGACATTGTCTCACCAGCACCACCAAGACCCCATGCAATAGGTAATATGTGATGCTTAGCTGCTCCATTAAGAGTTACATCTGCAAGAGTAACAGTAGGAGCGTGAGTTGTAGTAACTGTAGTGCCATTAAGCAAATCATTAACAGCAGTACCATCATAAGCTGTAGCAAACTTTGCTAGCATTCCAGAACCTAAAGCTCTGAACTTCAGCATACCACCTATATTCAATGGATCATCAATCGCATATGGTACTCCACCAGTACCAAGACTTGCTAGTCTTAGTTTGTGCTGCATATAATCATACATCTGCATATCTTGAGAATTGTCTTCTCCAATCATGTGAGAGTCGCCTAGATTAGCAGACTTAGCACCTAAGTCGAAAGTAAACAGCATAGGAAACTGCTCTTTATGCTTAGTTGTAACAACGTTCCTAATATCTAGTGTATACTTGCTGTTAATAAGTGCGACATCCTCAGCTCCTAGAGGATTAACATTTGCTTCGCTAACAGCTACTGCTGCTGTTCTGAAGTCACCAACATTGCTATTTGTAATCATGTTGTTATCGTAGAACGGTGCAACAGATGGGTTAGGTAAGTTAGGTATAAAATCTGGTGTCATTTATATCTCCATTAGTAGTTATACTGTGACGGGTCTACACCCATCGGATTTGTGTTCTGTTGTCGGCTAACACTAGAACTGTAAGAAGGCTGTATGTTTGCAATCGAGCCAGAGTAAGGCTGAGTACGTTGCTGAATAGCCTGTACATTACTTACTTGCTGTCTATTAGCATTTGCCTGATTCGCATACATGTTTACATAGTCATTCACACTAAGAGACTGCATAAACTCTAATACCTTATTAGGGTCTATACCTCGTTGTGTTGCTGTCTGAGACAATTCTGATATTCTGCTACGTAACTGAGCAGCAATATCATTAGATGGTGAGTTCTGTGGAACTGCTTGCTGTGCTGCTGTGCTAACAGGTGCAGTAGTTTGCTCATCTACCTTAGACTTGTCTGCAAAGAACTTGTCAAACCAGTCAGTAGTCTGCTCTGTAGCTTTATCAGCACTTTGCTCTGCAACAGGTTGTGCAATCTGAGTAGTTTGAGCTTGCTGTTCTGATGTAGGTGTTGTCATAAATCTCTTCATATATGCATCTACATCGAATGGCTGAGGAGCATTGTAATTACTAGTAGCAGATACTTGCTGAGTTGTATGATGTTGCTCATTAGCAGCATTAACTCTATTCTGTTGCTCAATACGCTTAGCAAACAAGTCCTCTAAATTTACACCGTCTAAGCTGTTCCTAGCTATCTTAGACATCATATTGTCATTCCCTAAGTTCATAGGTGTTCCTTTCATTCGTTCAGATTTATACTGCTTTTAATATCATCGTAAGTCAACTGAGCTAGTGCATCTTTGTCAGACTGTGACAGTGTAAGCATAAACTCCTTTATCATGTATTCTAACTTACGACTGGCTTCTGCTCTATCCATCTGCATAGACTTCTTAGCATACTGATTAGCAAGTTGTCCAGCTTTGAACTGAGCATCATGTCTAGCCTGATTAGATACATCAACATTCTTTCTACGCAACATCTCTGCTTCACTAGCCATTTTACCAATAGTCTCTTGTGCTGCTTCTAACTGTTTAGTCAATTCGTCTATCTGTGCAGACAGTTGTCTATTAACGCTTATTCTCCTAAGTATCTTTTCTTTGTCATCAAGAGGTGATAACTCTAATAGAGTCTCAGGGTCTATAGCATTATGCTCTGCAAGAACTAGTGCTGAATTCCATTTCGTTGCAGCATACGATGGTGCATATGAAGACTCTGCAACATCTAAGTCGTAAGTAATATCATCTATCTTATGTAACATGTCGAATATGGCATCTGCTAGTTTACGCCTATCAGTAGCTTCAAAGATCATGTCATCTATCACAGTGGCAGACTTGTTCTCCTTCTTCATTTTCTCAATGAAAGAATTAAGAGCATCAGGATTCTCTACATCTAACCCACTGTTAATATCTTCCTGTATCTGCTGCATAAGTTCTACACCACCTGATAAGCGAACGACTGTATTATCGTCCATATACGTAGTTACTAGTTCTAGTATGTGAATAGCCATCTGAGATAGAGCTGCTTCATATATCCCAGATGTGATCTTCATAGAGTCCATTAGCACTTCTCGCTTCTCAAACAAAGAAGGTTGATGACTAGCACTATCAGTGTTATTTCCGTCCAATCCTAACCCGCTATATGTCTGTGTAAGATGTTGCACAGCATCTCTATACAGCGAGAAATAAGCATTGTTAAGAGGTTGAGAACTGACAACAACAGGGGCTTCGGCATTTGGTCCGAGACCAAGTACTGCTCCAGGTATGCTATAATCGTTATTGAACTGCTCCAAGTCTTCACCAGGTATATCCTGTAAACGTACAAACGTCTTAGGACTGCCAGTAGCTTGAGCATTCATAATTGTTATGTTATTCATCTTATTTGCATACCGCTGCGTATCTCTCATTAGCTCTAGGTCACTCACTTTAAGTGGATTAACAACTGTAACATCACTATATATTGGTATAATTGGATATGTTGTAATTGTACTTGGCAATATCTCTTGCGTTGCATAATTATACCCTACAAGAGTAGACTTCTCTACTATAGCCTTAATCTCTCCATCAGTATTGACTAACCTTCTCTTGTATATCTCAAATACTTTAACAAACTGCCTAGTTGCATCGAATAAAGGATTAACATGTATCGCACTGTAGTATTCTGTGCTATACGATGCTGGTATATCTGTTGATACATCAGTCAATCCATACAATGCTTTTACTTGTTCTATTGGCATGAATTTCACAATTGCTATCCATGCAGCATCTGTAAACATGTTATCTCTACTACTAGGGTCTACGATTACCTCGTCGTATTTTAACTGAGATAACGTAATCTTGTTATTGCCGTGATGATCTACAAATGCATATGCTATATTATCAACATATCCTCTATACATCAATGTACGTATAAATGAGAGAAACTTATTTTCTCTAAGCACATGATCTAACATTATACTTCTAACCTTAGCAGCATATGTATTACCATTTACTGCTGTGCATTTCAAGCTAGGCTGATTAGCTGTTAACATGCCAACCATACCATTTATAGCTTTACGAGTCTTATCAAGCGTAATAGTATATCCACCACGATTATTTAGACTCTCAAGCTCTTCCTTAGTCCACTGTGCATCACCTCCAAGAACGAACTTGCTGTTATTATCACAACGAACAAGCCATTCATTTCTCTCTGTGGTATATGCTTGTGTAACTAGTCTATATAACTGCATTGCCAGAGCATTAACTTGCTGCATCTATACTCCCATAAAAGTTTTACGCTTCTTCTTCTTATTGTCACCTAAACTATTACGTGCATCACGTATAGCTTTGTCTACATCATACATTATCGGTGGTGGAAGTTCTTTAATTGATAGATACGCACCGTCAATTGTGTCGTCATGCTGTCGCTTAGCTCCTGCTGTATATATTCCTAACTGAGTCTTGAACTTCTCTATATTAGGACAACCAGTCACATACATCATCTTATCTGCGTTAATCACTGTAGCAAGTCCATCTGTCTCATTGTATGAGTTAGCTTTGGACACGTTTTTCTCATAGAACTGTATCCATGTGTGCAGTTTGTTCTTCCTCGCTAACTCTTGTACTTGTGTACCTAGTGATAACTGATATGCTTGAGTCTCTATTGTGCATACATACGGCTTATACTCTATAATCTTCTCTATTACTTTAGAAGCATGCTCTTCAATCGGTATCCTATCTGCATAAATGTCTACAGCTACATAAGTGCCATCAGGCAGTCTTCCAGTTGTAAACACTATAAAGTCATCACTGCCAACTGCTACTCTACGATTAGGATCTACACCTTGTCCTAACCTAATAGGAACTTTACGACCAGTAGGGTCTTGAACATAATGGATTTGCAAGAATCTGTGATAGCTTACCTTAAGCTCTTTAAGCATATTAGCGTTAAATAGAGGCTTTGCTTGACCTGCTGCAATGTTATAGAACTCTTGATAGAAACCAGCTAAGTCATTCATGCTCAATGCTACATTGTAAGCTGACTTAATAGCATCAAGAGGGAACACAGCTTCCCATGTAGGAAATATATCATCAGTTGTACCGTCGTAAGGAATAGCAGATACCTTAAACTCTGTATACGCTCCACCAACTTCAGGTCGGAATATACTATTAAGTGCTGCTGCTGTTGGGCTACCATTCTCATCTACAGCTCTAGGGTTCTGAGTAGCAAGAAAGTCTAACTGAGTAATAATCGTACCCATGTAAATGAATCTAGTAACATTAGGAACACCTAGTGGCTGTATTACCCTAACAAGCCAATGATTAAGCTCCTCTCTACTCTCAGGAGTTTTAGAGTTCTTCTCTGAGGCAAAGTCATCTAGTAGTATAAGTGTAGGTCTGAAGTTATCTATGTTAGTACCACGAATACTCTTACCAGTAGCACCAGGAAGCAGTATAACTCCATTGGCAAAAATCATACCTTCTACTCCCCACATTGAATCGCCTTTCAAGTCTCCGTATATATGTCTAATAATAGCATTGTTCTCGAAGTTGTTCTTGATAGTTATCATGTCTGTTTTAGATTGCTTCTCTGTTTCCTGTATAGTGATTATACACTCTTGCTTGAGGTTGCATATCTGATGCATGATAAATATACGCTTGCAAGTTGTTTTACCTCCGCCCCTCCACCATACTTGACCTATTTGCTTAGCATCTGATTCGAATATAGAGTACGCTTCTCTGTGATGAGGAGGTATTTCAAGTCCTACATCGCTATGACATACAGCAGCGTAAAACGCTATATGCTTATCAAGTTCATTGATTAGATGCTCAGTCATCTCTTCTGGCATAGACTTTAGCACTGACAACTTAGTATATACAGATGCACTAGCAATCTTTACTAACCAAACATCTATTTGCTTCTGTGTTAGCTTACTCTTCTGACTGCTCATGATCTTCCTCTATAATCTCTGCATTTTCTATTGCTAGCATACGCTTCTCTGCTAATGTTCTTGGTCTGCCTATCTGTGCAGATAGTGGCAACAGCTTATTCTCTACCTTCACTGTACTCTTATCATCTAAGAATTCTAAGTCAGATGCCCTGCCAATAGCCTGAAGAGCTTTGTACGTATGTTGATTTGTGCGACCTAAAGCTAAGTCTATCACCTTATCAACTATATCAGTCTCAGTGAAGCCCTTCTCTCTTAATCGCCTTTGCACTAATTCGTTTGCCACGTATTGTACCCTCCTACTTCCTTGTACCACTAACTCTTCTCGTACAGTAGTTGTAATCATTGCAAGTTTACGCTCTTCATCTGTTAAAGGTATAAGGTCGAGAGACTCATCACCTTTAAACGCTCCACAGAACTCTGTGTGTGGAAGTCTAGGATTAACACATGGAAGAACCTCCCACTTGTAATAAACGCCAGAAGACGTTTCGACTACATCGTAGATAACCTTTAGTATCTCTACGAATTGTCTACTACCGTCTTCTAGACATAAATACTTGCCAACATCTCTATACGTAACATCTTTAAGCTTAACTGTGTAACGCTTATCTTTTATATCCCAACTATCATAAATAGTTGCAGTGCCTTCTCTGTTTGCGTATTTAATGCTGTATACAACCATTACTCAACTACAGCCATTACATCATCAAACATAAGGATCACTGACGATCTGTCTCCTCTGTCGCTTATATCAACTCCTGCATACCTATCATAGATCACTCGTGATCCTACTGCTAACACATCTGCAAGTTCTGGTGCAATGTGTGTGATCTCTGCATAAGTAACTCCTGCTTTACTAATCTCTGGAAGTATAATTGTGCCACTGTTTTTAATCTCAGGATTTAGTGATTTTACAGCAACTCTTTTACCGATAAGTCTCTTAATTTGCATTTTAACCTCTTTCATTGATTGATTGTTCATTCACATCCTAAATGCTTCAATTCGGTCTGCAATCAGCATTTAAAGCATCTCTTTATTTGCTCTTTTTAGACATTTTAACAGCATTCTTATGTTCTGTTCTTAATTGTTCAAGTCTACTTAAAACATCGAATTTCTGAGTATCATTTCGCATTGCATCGTCGAAATTAGGACACAAATCAGAATTGTCTTTTAATGCTCTGCAGAAATCAGTTTTATTCATTTCGTAGAATCTCCTTATAGTGCCACACTCGAATATACTAGCACACTCTATACATGGTCTACCTGTCATAAGTACTCCTAGTTTATTAACTCACTTATTATTACATGTCAACATTACTTTCTATAACAACGCTTGCCATTAGGCTTTGTAACATTGTAACATTGCTTGAGATATGAATTGTATACGCTTTATCATTAACTATCTCTCTATTATCTATACTAGCATTATACTTGCTGTATTGAACGCTATCAATATCGATAATTATAGTATTGTCTGTAAGTCCTGAGATCACAATAGTGCCAACACCTTTAGCATAAACACTCAGTGATACAAGTTCTGAGTTGTATTGTGCTATAAGTGGAGACACTGTTAATCGAGATAATGCACTACGAGTTGATGTCTTTGTAAGCTCTGCTATGTGTGTAGCACTGTTGTTTGTGTATGAGAATACACATTTGTCATGCGGTTTCTTTGAGAGAAAGAAAAAAGAAGAGCCGACGATATTATCCTCTACAGTTGAAACATGTCCGAGTTGATTAACAGCTACTAAGCTAAATGCATTTCCGCTTATAATGCATGCAAGCATAGACCCGTCACTATTTACTGTAAATCTCCCATCAGTAGCTGTAAGTGACAACAATCTATGTACAACTTTCCCATCGTATATGTATAAACCTCTAGTTCCTAGCAAGTAAACTCCACTAGATAATTGCAATGAGTCACACAGTATCTTATCCTCTATAGTTGTTAATAACTGAAATCCTAGCTCATTGAATCCATACATATACGTAAGAGTAGCTGTAGCAACGACAAATAATGATGACGATGCGTACACATCTCCAGATGGCATGTCGTAACGTTTGTTTGTATTTGCATATGAGTATAATTGACTATCATATACACTTCCTCTGTACACAGCAAACAATGTTTTACCTAGTGATATGCTATAGTCCATTACAGGAAACTTATAATACACTTCTGGAAACTCATCTACAAGTCTTGGAGGAAGTGTGCTGATGTCATTTATATCTTCACTCCATGTAGGAAGTGTAACAACAGAAACAAAAGCGGTTCCATGTTCTGGATGCACTGACATGTAGTTAGTTGCTGGAAATAGTGAGACAGGAACTGTATATGCTTGAGATACATAATTGCCTATATACGCAACAGACGCAAACGCATTAAGTGCGAGTTTGTGAACTGCAAGGATTTTACTAAACACCTTATTAGGAGCAACATTGTATTGTGGATAATTCATATCAGCATGTATAGCACCATCTGTACCGTAGTGTTTAATTGAAAAGTACTTTCCGCTAACAGCTCCAACATTATTAGACACTGTATATATAGTACGCTGTTTCGACGAATTTAAGCTATAAGCAGTTACAAAGAATATATCAGCTATATTCATTGAGCTACATATGCCTATGTCTCTGATTTTTGTACCGCTTAGAATTATAGTATCCTGATAGTATGTAGTTCCTATGATTGTATTAGGGTCAGAATACTCATCATCTTTTATCATGCATATTAGTTTGTATGTGTACGATCTAGGAGAAAACCTAATTTCTGTTACAGATAAGATGTCTGTAATGTTCTTCTGGTGCATATTTAGGAAATAGTCCATATATGGCAAATATGCAACACCGTCTACATCTATAACAAGTGAACCACCTCTAATTCCTATCATCGCATTAGTGCTAACGTATATATAGTTTATTGTTACGGTCGAGTCTTGAGAAGTTGTTGTATATACTCTAACCTCTTCATCTGGATACACTGCATATAACTTTGTTGACGGATATATATCATTAGATGTATCTGGATTAACCGTTACAATGTCACCAACAGAGATAGCTTGTAGCGTATCAGTAGTTGATGTACCAGCTAATATTGGATAGCTCCATCTCATATCAATAAATTTCGCATCAGTCACATCATGCAACGCAATCGAAGTTCCTAATTCTTGTGTTACAGCAGTTGAAGCATTTGCATGATTTACAGGGCTCTCAGATGAAGACGTGCTTAATGCGTAAAAATACTTGCCTGCTGCTGTCTCATCACCAATCTGACTAGACTGCACAGCATTTACTAATTTAAGCGTTGCATAGTCTGTAAATGTGATAGACTTAACATCTTCTACTGGTAAGAATTCTATTAAACATCTATATATATACATTGTAACACCATCTGGGAGACTGCTATTGTCGTACGTAACGCTATCGTCTATATCAGTAGCTGTATATGTATAATCAACACTTACAGCATTATACTCTTCATCTGTTACAGCATTCTCTGCAAATGTTACTGAAGGTTTGGCACGTAACAGTGTCGTATTCTGACCGAACTGCTCCATGCTCAACATCTCTAACTGTTTAACGTCCAGCTGAATACTCTCTTGTGTACCGCTTAACTGCATACTTGCTTGCATGTCATTTAATTGCATACCAGCTTGCATTTGTTGCATAGGAATCTGCGTCTGTAATTCTGATGTCTGACCAGCAGACACGCTTAAAGAGTTGAGACTGACATTAAAGCCAGTCTCTCCTTTCTCGTATGCTTTTAACCCAGCTCTATTAGCATTGTTATTAGAGCTTGCAAATATACCTATATTGCTTTTTAATGTCATTGCAACTCCTTAATTAGCAGAAGGTTCATCAACTAGAGGTTCGTCATTGTAAGTGGCAGACTCTGTTAAGTTAGCCTTTTCACCTATGTCATCACGAGGTTCATCAGTTCCTCCAGTTACTGATAGTATCATTTGTGGGTTACTTACTATTCCTACAAATGTACTATTTGCAGGTTTGTATACTTCAAATCGTATATACGGATATTCAGCAACAGGTATGCCGTATATAATTTCTGATGCAACTCCTTGTGCAGGATAACTGCTAAGAGTTGTAAGCTCTCCAGTAGCAATTAGCTTCTCACCGCCTTTGTCCAATCCATAAAATCTTACCTGTGCAGGAATAGCAGCGATTCCAGCAGACGAATATCTATACGCTGCTGTGAATTTAGCAACTGCTAATTGCTGACCATCTTTAATAGTTGGTATCACTTCACTTTTATACATTACTATTCTCCTCTATTATAGTTAAATGTGTATGTGATTTTTAATACTTCTCCAGCTCCTTTGTCTACTGGAGCTAGTAGCTTATATGCTGAAGAGCTAAATCTCCTAATGCCGTCAAATCTCCTACGAGCCAAATAGCTAGACGATGTAGAATATTGCGTTGAATTGTTAGTTATGTCATTTCTTGCAGAGCTAGCATAATAATACCACTCACCACATGATGATCCGCTAGCAGATGTTGTCCATGCTATTGGATTCGCAACATCTTGATACATCCCTGCGTCGTGAGTGCAGTTAGGATTAGACCCATCCCATGTAAGCTCTGATGGGAACGCATACTTTCCAGAGTCTAATATCCCATATATCTTCCCGTTGAAGTATCTAGGTGAGTAACTATTTGACGAATGCAGTATATACCCAGTAGAGTTTTCACTGTGTTTTATTCTGATAAGAGCACGTGTTCCATATTCGTTAGACAAATAGAATGCATCGTCATCTATATCAGAAAGTCTGCCGTTACGACCACTAGTCCAATTAAACACAGCTTTAGTCCACTCAGAAGTTGAGCTGTCAAAGCTGCATCTAACAATCCATTTATTGTCATAATCCTCATATCTCCAGAAGTAGTAATGCGTAACAGTACCAACATGTCTTGCCATCAACCGAGTTGGGGCAGTTCTACCAGCCCAAGTTTCTGAAGGGACAACAATGTGAGACACTAGTTGTGGTATGTTTGACTCAAATAGTGTCCCGAATGGGTACAGATCAAACGACAACCCTCCATCACCCTCTAGCACTATGTTACCATATCTATATGTCTGATTCCATCCGTTAGCATACGGCTTCAACTGGAAGTTCAGATCAGCATTGCCTATTGGTCTACTAGGGTCTCCATAGTAATAACACGTCTCTTCTGAAAACGCACCATTATATCCATTGTCATACGCCATAGGAAGCGAATTGTATGCACTATGCATAACAGCATTGAATACTCCTATAGCCTTTGAGCTTCCAAACTCATAGACGAATTTACTGTGAGTGTCACACGCATAGGATTCGTCTCTATTGACTATGCCTATCTTAGGATCATCGCCTATGGTCTGATTGTCTCTGTTTATGTAGCCAGTTGTGCTTGGCGAAGCAGCTTCTGTAGTTATACACATAGGGTCTCTGCCAGTCTGAGATAATTCCAAATTTCCTATATCTAGTAAATGCACACATTGGAACCATAACCAGTTAGCATCATGCTGCCTGCTAGTAGCCAATACAGTATTAGGCATATATCTGTTTATAACCCCTTGATACTCAAACTGAAATCTAGGAGCTATATGGTCGTATATAATATTATGACCTTCTTCTCTGTACTTAAGATTGCCATTAGAGTCGAAATGCTCTATAAGTATATCTGTACTTATATTAGAGTTTATATGCTTGACAACTTCATTCATACTAGCCTCCTATCACATTGAACACGTACTGAATTATTAGCGTTTCTTCAGCAGCTTTATCTATAGGAGTTGTAAGTTTGTAATGACTAGTATACCATGCTGGCTGCGATGACAAGTCTATCTCAGTTAGCACGTTTGAACTTCCACCGCCATCTTGAGTAGCTGACACAATTGCATAAAATTTACCATCTACAACAGATGAGGCTCCATATAGAAGAGGCATTGTTGAACAGTTTTCATATATATACCCTCCATGAGTATGAGCATCCCAGTCTACTGTTGTAATATCAACGCATTTATGAGAACTAGTATGATTTCTCAGCTTGCCATCAAAGTGCCAATACCTTCCATCTAGTGTCACATAGCCATCTGTACTATCGCCATTTGGAATATCCGCAATGAGCTTCCTGTATACATTTCCATTGTTCCATGTTTGACCATATATATGCACTCCATCTGACCATATTGTATCCTTAATATACGCATGCTCCCACCCAGTAGTCCATGTTGTGCCATTATCAGTAGACTTAAATATTACAGAGTTTCTGTATCGAATATCCTCGCTTGCAACAACAACCACAGTGCCATTATTCGCTACAATGCCAACAGATATAGGAGTATAACCACCAATTAAGCTTGGTTGCCAAGGAATGTTAAATACTACATTAATATCAGGAATCTCTGACGATCCATCGCCAAATGGTTTAGCAGTTATAGTAAGCACATCGTTAGCTAGTATCATATCTGATACGTATAGCTTTCTGTCTACTCCAGATACATTAAGCTTGAACACACATATGCCGTTTGACCCATTAACATTACTTAGACTCTTTGGCTTGCATGATATATTTGCAGCATTGTACATCTGCTTACTGCTGTATGGTGGTACATAATATGAATAGACGTTTGTAATGTTCACGCTGTCCATATTTGCATATGGTACTCTACTATGCAGTATTGATCTTATAGCCCCTACAGACTGATTAGTACCCCACTGAAACTCATTAACAACTTTACTATTAGTCTCATAACACTTTGCTTTGACTATCGTACCTTTCTTAGAATCTCCTATAGTCATATCCTGTTTGACAGCATACCCTATAATCCTGCTTTGTGTCATAGTATTGAAGTCTATTCCAGTTCCACTAGCAGATGGAGTCTCAGTATGATCTGTTAAGTATATATTGTCAAAGTGACCTGCATTTGCTAAGCCACTAAAGTAGTTGCGTACATGAGCATTCTCTGACTTCCTATTAACGTCTCTCCATTGCTTAAGCTTCAATGCCCATGTGTACCAGTCTCTTACAATGTTGTATCCAGACTCTCGATGCTTAAGCTTCATGTCTTTGTCGTATAGCATTATATGAACCTCATTCGACAGCATTACTGGGGTGAAGTTCAATATATCTTCTATCATCTAACCTCCTTAAGGTGTTAAATATCCATTACCATCATTATATAGTACAACAACATCTGTATAAGTTATGTGAATATCACTCCATAGTACAAATTCGTCAATTCCTACAGTACTGCTATTAGCCGTCACACCTCTACCAATAGTAATAACTGTGTTATTACCTCTCATATGTGCTATCTCTGCAACATCTAATCCTTCACCACTATTCATCATTTCATTGCTATTTACATATGCTTTAAATCTATTCTTATCCACCCAGCCTGTATTGATACTAATTGTTAGCATGCTGAATCCGTCGTTAACTGTAGTCGTATACTCTCTTACAGTACCTAGTCTGTCAGTAGTTCTTACAGCTACTACATTTCCACTACGAACTATGCACTCTAATTTGTAAGCATTGTAATCATTTCCTATATGTAACACAGTTCTAGTTGTAGTGTCTGCACTAGACGTATAGAACCACAAGTTAATCGCTTGATTTATATCGTTGATAGCATTGCTAATATACGCATATGCTGAATAGTCAACCTGTATAGCATTGCTCCACTTTCCAACTCCATATGTAGGACTTCCACTCAATGACATAGCTGTAGAGCCATCGAAATGTTCGTACTGCTGTATTCCTGCATATGAAGGATATACATTGTATGATAGTGTAGACTCTGGAGACCAAGATGACATGTAATACGCTGACACCCTATAATATCCATTCTGTGCAGCTATTGGAGCAGTATATTCATTACTACTAAGCGTTACATCGCTAGGCATTTCAGTAGCGTTATATTCGTAGAATATTCGTACATCTTGATTGCTATGACTCATTGTTATAATTGCAGACTCTTCAGTAACGTCTACAGTCTCATAGTTAGTTAATTCTTTATATACAACAGCACTTGCAATTCCATTTACCCATGATCTTATTGCAACATGCATAGGAGCTGCTAATATCAACTCAGATGTATACACATCGCTACTAGGAGTTGGTTTTGTGGGTTTAAGCACTTTAGGTACTGGAGGATATACACTGTAGTCTATATATACTTCATTGCTAGTAGTATACGTCATTGAATCACATCCACTGCAAACTGCTGTAACGCCATCGTTATCACTAGTAATAACTGGAGGGGCAACAACATCTTCTAGTGGTAACACGATTTCATATCCACATATAAGACTGTCTATAGAGTCAGATACTCCAATTGCAATCATCGTTACACTGTCTTCACAACCTACAGGAGATGCAGGTATTTTAAGTGTTGTAACCTCTTCTGTTATGCTTATGGTATTGAATACAACATTGTCTACACAGAATGATACCTCCATTCCATGCCAACCAACACTGCTATGTGCAACATTGGATAACTCTTCACTATCCTTTATTTGCAAGTAAAACGTATTTACACCAGCAATATATAGCTGTACAACAGATGGAAACGCACTGATTATAGTCCATTCAGTATCCGCAAAGCTTTCCAGCTTTGACAGTCTAAAATGTGTAGGAGGTCTAGACGATGTAAAGCTTACAGGGCATCCCTGATTAGAGCTGAATATCTCTCCATTATTAAGCTTAAAAGATGTAATAACTAACGACTCTGTACCGTAATTACCAGTAGAGTCTCCTACATTACTAGAAGTGATAGAAGATTCTAATACACCTATTTGCATGTCATTAATATCTATCCACTCAGAATTGTCCACCTCTATTAATAAATACATCTGCTTAACATCTGTAAGCTTTACAGTGCTACTAGTTAGCCATAGCGTATAATTCCCATCTTTGTCTTTAGGTCTTGGAAGCTTATACTCACTTAGCAAAACCTTAATCTCTGGAGAGTTTTCCTCTCCTGTAACACCGTACACATAAAGTATACTCTCTACATCGTACCTAATATACTTGTATCCTACTGTAATGCTCGAAGGTATCAATCTATTACTACCGTCATGTAGCAATACCTTATTAAACTTTCTTCTCATCCCATACCTCGTACACTAGCTTTCTTGTTGCTATATATTTAGAGTTTTTAACATCTTCTATGTTAAGTGCTACATGTATAACACCTTGATCCTCTTCTAGTATAAGCTGTGCATACGGATATGTAAGTCTTATGTGATGAAATAAATCTATAATCTTTACATGCGGAGACGATATATCTGCAGCAGCGTATCCGTTCTCACATAAATGAGTAGAGTCTGCAGCTCCTCCAACTCTAGCATTGTGAGCAGGGCTTCTATGTCCAGAAGTGCAGTATATAGCCTTTCCGAAGTGTTTTCTTATTGGATTCAGTATCTTATCTCTAAGGTTGTACATATTATGCTTCTGCATGTCATTAGCATCTAATAGATGCAACTCTGCATCACTGAAGTAATTCCCTGTGTCCATTATATCTTTCATTTATGCTCCTCTATTATACTATTAATAATAACTCTCAACTCTTCACATGATGCATTGTCAGTACCTGTATCCAATCCTAATTGCCTAACACAGTATATGATCTCTTGCCTTCTCTTACCTAGATCAACGCTAAAGTCTACAGACATGTCTCCTAGCTTAAGCACTAAGTCGAAGTACGCTACTGCTCTCCTAATACGCAACCACTCAGGAAATCCTGCTCCACGTATCCTATCTCGCAAGTTCTTGAAGAATATCACATCAGCTAAGAACTTCTCTACAATGTCTTTAGCTCTGATATACATAAAGTCATGTATGTTCGCTATTTGCTTAACGTTTAAGAGCCATATAGTATTTATATGTAGTACGCTAGGCAACCATCCTGGACCAACACCGTTAAGCATCTCACTTTCTTTAGCTGTCATACTATTCCAATACTCTGGAAATCTTTGCATATATACTCCTAAAATAAACAGCTAGACATGTAGCCTAGCTGTGCATTCCTAATTATTATCCTCAAAACTCTCGTGAGACGTACGTATAAATGCATTGTATGCATTGACCATATCTGATAAGAATCTGGTCATAAACAGCAATGATACATCTACGAACCTCTCTGACTTGTTGTTTACTTTGTCTGCGAATATCTCTTTAACATCGTTAAGGTATTTGGTTGTACTACTTGTATGATACATGTTATAGAAGAACTCTGTATAGTCTTTCCCAGCTAACACAGTACCTTCGTCTTTAACAGATTGTGCTAATGCATACACCTTCTCTTTGAATAACTGAAAGTTAGATGACCACATCGTTCTGTAGTTAGCCATTACGAAGTCCATTAGTCTCTCAGCCTTAATAATGGCAAAGTCATGGACTCCTTTATTGTCATGCAGAAACGCAGCAGCGTTTGCTACTATAACATCATGCTTTCTCTGTACTTCTTCCTCAAATGTTTTCTTCCTCATAAGCTCTTTAACGTCTGCAAGGAATGCGTCTTGGCTATCCTTAATCTCTACAAGCTTAACATCTAGTACGTCGAACAGCTTCTGCTGTGCAAGTGCACACTGTGATGCTCTAATATATGCGTCATCTGTACGTACAGCTTTCTTTGCAAACTTTGCTATTAGCTTTACAACGCTCCACGCAGTACCTTTGTATGCGGCAAATGCTGCAAATACTGCTGCAAGAGTAGAGACTGTTTGGTTGTCCAACTCTATCATCTGTTACGCCTCCAAACTTGCTTGGTTATCAATGTACTGCGTTTTCTTCTCCTCTATCTCTTTAGGATCAGTAAACAGATTGCTCGCATCTTGGTTAACCAATGCTAACCATTCTCTAAACTCAGCATCAGTAGACTCAGAGCGTCTGCTATATGCAGATTTACCAACTTGCTTCATTATAAACTCAGAGCTATTAGGATCGTTAGGATCATAATCATCGTTCTCAACTAGCTGTGACTCATAAACAATAGTCTCCATTGTCATAACTGCCATATAGACGAAAGCTTTACCACCTTTGACATAATGAGTACATCTCTCTTTAACGCTATAGCCAAGCACAGTGGCTTCATTGAATACAGCCTCATCAAGCTCTATCCATCCTGTAAATCCATTTACAGTAGCTTTGTCACTACCGTAGCTATTTGCTAGTAGTGCAAATTGTTTATGAAGGAATGGACATTCATACTCTGACCAATCTGAAGGAGTAGCATTGAACTTCCTATCTAAACCTCCTGTATCCAAATACCTGCCTAACTCGGCAAGCAATGCTCCATTGCTTTTGACCTCATCTGTAAGTATTCTAATCTTTACCATCTATAACTCCTTATACGTTGTTTGTGCCTAACACGTTTCGCTCAATTCTATCCTCAACACGCTTATTCATCCACATAAGAGCTTCTTCAACGTGCGTCAAAGCTATAGCGTTTTCACGTGTAGCAAATTCACCTTTTTGAAAACACTGCAACCTATGTCTTACTATTTCAAGCAAATCTGAATCTACAACTCCGTGTGTAGACGTAGATAGTTTTCTTGCTCCATTCTGAAACTCTATAGTAGCACGAACTGCGTATTCACCATGCCCTGTCACGCCTCCACTTATCACGTATTTGTAATTAACACCATTATGCTTAGCATCAGAAGAGAATACCTCATTAAGATTCTCTTGTTTTTGTATAGTTGATAATTTCTCCATTACGACACTCCTTATATACGTTTAATAAATGCTAGTTTGATATAATGCTGCTCAATCGTAACTGTCACTCCAGCTACAGATGACCTTATATATACTTCTAACTCATCATCAACATTTATATCTATGTCATACGATTTTCCAGCAGACTGATGCAAGTCTAGCTGAGTAAAGTCAAACTCTGTATTTGACAACTCTATGCCATTCTTTTTTAACTTTATAGTCACAGTTGCTGTATTGCTAGAGCTTACAAGCTTATAGTTTCCAGTCATTTGCATTCTGCACTTCTCTGAGAACTTAAGCGTTCCACCGCCATTTATAAGCGTTGCTCCATTAGTGCTAGAAGCCAATGTATGGCTATCAAGCAGATAATCAGTATTAGCCAATGTACACACTGTTGCATGTGACACTACGTGCATACCTGCATTTGGTGGATTTACTATATCATTTAACGCTTGCTTTATTACTGAAGCATCGTTATCTAATGCATATTCTCCTATTGACAAACTCACCTCCCTATTAGTCTATAATCGTCAGCACTTACAAGTATGTAATCATCAGCACTTACAAGTGTTATAACGTCTTTTACATATCTAAGTGTTTTAAGCAAACACTCATTTTCTATATCATCACTGTAATACAGCATATCTGTTACATACCCTTTAGACTCGTTAACGAAGAAGTAGCTATCTTGCGTTACAATCTCATCAATGCTTCTAGCAACTGCATTTCCATCGCTATCAAACCAGAAGTCTTTGTCAGCGTTGATAAGCTCAGGAGCTTCAGGAAGTGTCATCTGAGATTCTGCACCATTGTGATAGCCAGTTGCTGGGTTAGTCAGTTCTTGCCAGTATACATCATACTTAGTAAGTGTTTTTTCTGATTCAGCAAACACGCTATTTACGTCTTGACTCCATACCTCTTCTCGCTGTGAAAACAAATATAAGACATCAGAGATTCTGGCATAATAGTCTTCATTAGAATAGTATGTATTATTGTCAACAGTGCAAGTTGCCAATGTTATCAATATAGCTTCGGTATCTACAGTGTTTGACGCTTCAAAAGCAACGCTTGTGCCCACAAACGTATTATTTTGAATCGTATTATTATTGCAGTTAAGCGGGACTAAATCCGCTTCTATTGTATTTAGTAGTGATATACCATACCCAAACGCACCAGACGAATTAGACACTCCAACGTTGTTTGCTATAATATTATTAGAGCCACCTTTGATGTAGATCGCTCTCATGGATAATACGCTATTACCAGAGAAAATACTCTTATCTATGCTATCTGATATAGTTTTCACAACTATGCCTATTGCAGCAGTATTGCTAGTCCCCTGCATCCAAATTGAGTTGTTTTGACATATTACCTTTTTTGTGCCTCTGCCAAACAATAAACCGTGCTGAACGGTATCTAATAAATAGAAGCTACAACCCCTTATATCAGCATTTTGCTCTAATGTAGGTACCGCTGTATCAGTTCCAATTATAACAATTGGTGAATTTGATCTATGATATACCTCTGTGTCATATACATACGTCCAGCCATTAGTTAGGCTACTAGAAAATATTGATGCACCATTTCCATATGCCCCTTTTTTAACAGTACAATTGTCAATAAGCAGATATGTTTCAGGATGGTTATTGTAGTTGTAGATTCCATAATTGTTGTTTACGTCAAGTACTGTGTCAACTATGTTTATATATGACTTTGATACAGTTCCGCTTATTTTTACTCCAGCCCCACTACTGTTCCCAGCAGTAGAAGTTATTGTGCATCCTACAATGTTAACTACCGAATCATATGAATATACCCCAGTTTCATTGAGAATTGGGTCTCTTGCTACAGAATGTATCGTTAGGTTTTCAATTGTTAACGTACTTACAGTTCTTATTCTTATACAGTATACATTAGCATTTGTTGATGTAGCTGTATAGTTACCACCATCTATTTTGAAAGATTTTACTAGATTGATAAGCACATATCCTGATGGTTCTAGGTCGATATTAACGTCTGACACTAGCCTTACTATTCCATTGTTTGCAACGGCAGCTATTGCTGCAGACAATGTTGCATATGTGCCTCCAGTACCACAAGTAACTTCAGCTCCATCATAGTCATGTGTGGTATACTGCTTTCTAGCAGTCGTTTCAGGAACAATAGAAGCTTTGTTGTACATCATCCCAGCAGGAATGCGACCTGCTGTAATGTTACTATTCAAGCTAAATCCATTAAGCAAATTATGACTATATGGACCAGTAGGACTCCAGAAAGTTTCAAGAGTCGCACCTACTATAACGAGATGTCTACCATTGATTTTGTCAAATATATTATTGCCACTACCTTCTGCTATAGTATACTCTGAACCATCAGATAACTTGAGATAGTATAGATACCCAGCGGTAACATTGATGATATTGCCAGCGATGCTTGGAGTAGCCGTGCCAAGATAACTATCAATTGCTACTCCTGTAAGGTCTGGATGCGATAGAGTGATTAGACCATCAAACAATCCACACCAAGAATTTGCTATTTCAGCATTAAGCCTGATCCTGCCATTATAGACAGTGTCACCTTCTACAGCTTGACTAACTGGCTTAATTGCTCCAGTGATAGCATCGACTGCATATCCTACAGTATTAGCATGATTTGAGAATCTGTAGTCTTCTGTATGAAATAATGACAATGTCGCATTTGTAATTGTAAGATTGTTGATATTAGGAGTGCCTATAACTGTAGCTTCTAAAGGCGTTGTTACGACATCATTGCTTGAGAATGTTCCCAATGATATTATATTGTTTGCATATACTACATGCCCATTAGTACTTGGATGTAATAAATCAGTATGCAGATCTGTATCGCTTATCAATTGTAGCCCATTTATCACTTGTAGTGAGTATGTGTTTGCAACTGCAATTATAGAGTCTCTATAATCTTGCAATGTATGCCCATAAGAATTAACAGCTATATCAGTCCTAATAACAGGTGTTTGCAGTATGATGTTTGCATTTGGACACTCTACCTGTATGTTATTAATAAGGCTTGATAATGCTGACTCAAACAATGGCAATGTTGCATACTTATTCAACCCAAAGTCATTCGTGCCTAAAGCAACGTATACAATGTCAGGCTCTATTATACTAGAAAGTCTTGCACCAAGGTCAGAATCTGCAAGGAAATAACTTACACTAGCACCACCATTGCTATCATTTACAAACGAAACGCCTGGATAATGTCTCTTTAATATCCCAATCCACCCACTGTATTGAGGTTGCACAGCATTTGCACCAACAGATATGCTGTCTCCTATAATATAAGCAGTTCTAATTTGCTGTATAGGAGCATATATTGTAATAGGTTTATTTGATATAAGCTTTGTGATCTTTACTTGCAGTCTAGAACTTCCTGTGTTGATACCATTGTATAACCTTACTGTTTTGACTCCATTAGTCGCAAGCTCTATGTGGTACTGGTTTATTCCAACTTGTGTAGTTTTCAGCTCTGTTGCTATATCATTAATGTCTACAGTTATAGATGTCAACGAGCTAGGTGTGAACTGGCTATCTACTTCTACAATAAGGCTTGTAGCCTCTGTACTTAGCTGTATATATGAACCTGAATAAAACAGCTCTCCAGCGTTGTCAAACAAGTCAGCGTGTGTAACTTCATACTCATACGAACTAGAGTTGTCATAAGTTATAACACCATCCTCTTCATTACATGCGTACCTATGGAAGTTAAATAATATGTTGCCTATAACCCAGTTTGACTTCCCAGTTAAAACATAGTCAGCTCCAATAATCGTTTTGTTTCTATTTGAGCCAACCAATGCAACAGCTGTACCAGTAGATGTGTTTGGTATAACTACACCATCTATTCTTACAATTGGAACCTCATTATCATCTCCAAATTCAATCCTAATGCTGTATAACTGTCCTATATTTCTACTCCAGTTGTATGAAGCAGATGGACAATTAGCGATGTTAGGGAATCTTAGGAATATAGCTGTTGAAGTTACAGCTAACATTAAAACAGATCCTATGTCTGATATTATTGATACCAATCCTACAGTGCTTGTAGACATCGGAACAAAGTCCAGTTCTAAAACTGAGTTAAGGAGGTCATAATGACTGTACGTATTGCTTCCTATTGAGTATGACACTGTGCTTAATTGATAAGCCCTACCTTGCCTTACTGGAGCGTCTATCTTGCCAAACTTATCGACTATACTTGCCTCATATCCGTCTCTAATAATCTTACCAGTGTACTTAGCAACTAATCCATTCTTACAATACGGTCTTTCAGTTGCTTTAGTTCCATATTCTCCTCTAGTATATACACCTCTAGAGTTTCCTGAGTATTGCATAACTATACTCCTACGTCTACTATTACTCTGTTTCCATTCGTAGTAACCTCAACTCTGTTTGCGTCTACATAATATCCAAACGGCTTATCTGGTAAGATGCTTCTAGTCTGAACTTCTCCACTTCTACTATACACAGTAAGCGTTGCTTCTGTAGAACCATTGTTATCAACGTCTACTCTTCTAATAGGTGCATGAGTAAAACTAATTGATATGTCACTTGTGCTGTCATACGAAGCTTTCCATTTTGCGTCTACCATATACTCTCCTTATATAATCTCTAACCTAGGTACACCTCTGTGACCATCTGTTAGATTTTTAAAGTTAAAGTTACGAGCCTCCTCAAATCCATTAGGAAGCTCTACTTCTGCTACTAGTGCATGCTTGTCTACGAACTCTATAATCTCTAATCCTGTTGCACTTTTGATTCTAAATCTATGAATAGCATTAGCCGCTACTATCCATATACTATTCAATGCTACAGTGCTATCTTTAGAGATTATCTTAACAAGCTTATACGCTCTAGCAACATTCTTCATGCTTATTTGCATAGTTGATGACTTCTCTATCACCTCAGTCACTAGAACATGGTTGAGTTTGCTAGTATCTCTCATGTTTCCTCCGTTAATTCATTCATTACTTGCAAGTTACATAACATATACTACTATTTGCAATACACATAGACATACCACTCTGCATATATAGATACCCTCTAAGAATACAGTTTAAGAGTTAAATAACAATTAAACATTTAACACTCTTACATTGTAATACTATACACTGTATATACTCTTATACTCTTATACTCTT